AAAGCCGTGTGTCGTCAGTTTACCCCGTGATTTCTACGGGATTCGATTCCTGACGTTTCTCAGTCAGTCCCGCTCGTTTTTAAGCGGGATGGCCCTGCTTGCCCCGCCTATGTGGTGATGTTTTCGAGTTCCTCCCACGTCTTGTAGAGGGGGCCGGTTCCGTAAGCCGCCGGGCCGCCCCGACCCTTCATCGGGCCGACGATCTTCCGGCGCTTGTCCTCCTCCGACATGGAAAGAACGTCGCTGATTCTGAGCGACCGCCCGGCGGGGCTTCCCCCGCCGCGCACAACGTCGCTGGCGTCCGCGGCCTTCTTGATCGTGTCCGCCTTCCTCTGCTGGGCCGCCTGCGCCGCCCGCGCCTGATCTTCCCGTTCCATGTCCTGAAACCTCCTTGCCAAAACCTGAACCTCTCCCAGTGTCCATCGCCCGTCCGGGCTGGTGGGGGTAAATTTCTGGTCGATGTGTTCAAGATACGCCTGCGCCTTTGCTTCATCGATGCCCAACAGCGCAAGGACATCGGGAGACCTGAACTGCCCCCCGATGGCCGCGTTGTAGGTGAGCACGGGATCCGGATCCACCGACGACGCAGGGGGCTGGGGCTCAGAAGATGCGGGCGAGGGTTCCGGGAGCTTCCGGGTCTGTGCCAGGGCTTCCTCTCGCGCAGCGGTAGCGGCTTTCGTCGCCACCTGCACGACCCAGTCCTTCATCTTCTCCTGTCCCTCCAGGGTGGTATTGTCCACGTCCGGCACGTCGGACAGGTCCAGCTTGATCGGCTCCGGCGAGAGCGGGGGCAAGGGAGGGATGCGCTCTTTCAGGAGGGCAAGATCGGCCTTGACTCCGCGCTCGAACCCTGCTTTCTCCTCCTCCAGCCTTCGCCTTTCCGCCGCAACCTGCGCGGCCCTCTGGTTGGTGGCGCTCCAGAACCTGTAACGGTTCCTGACCTCGCTCAGGGGAACCTGCTGCCCGTCAACATCTACGAACTGCTCGGCGGGCGGCTCCTCGGCCTTGATGGGCTTCGAAGGCGTTACCGCTGGTCTCTCGGCGGGCTCCGAGGCCGGGATCTCGTGATCGTCGGACGGGAGAACTTCGGTATCGAACACCCTTTTGATGTTCTCGATCTCCTCCTCGTTGCCGACTAAGACGGGTTTTGGCTCCGTCGCCTCCCGAAGTTGTTCCGGGGTCAGGTCGGACACCATTTCGATGTGGCTGTCGCTTTTTGCCATGTCGTCTTTCCTTTCGCGCCGCACGGTTGGCTTTCCCGGCTCCGGCGGGGCATTGGCCAAAATGCCCCTTCGGACAGGACAAAGCGCCGGTGGGTTGGCGAGTGTGCTGCGGGTGTGCCACTACTTTCTCAACATGGGGTTGTCGTACCCCCTCAGTCTCACGAATACGCGCCCGTTTTTGCCTATGGCGCGGGCATAGACCGCCACGTAGGAATGTGGCGGACAGGTCTCCGGGGGCGAGAAGGGCCGGTAGTCCCGGTCCCCGGTTCCGGGGTTGCGATGGACGGTGATGTAGGTGTCCACCGTGGCCGTATCTCCGGTCGTGCCCCGGTTGTTGACGACCAGCCGCGCCCAGGGCTGGCCGTAAAGGGAATCGACGGGGATAGGCTCAGCGCGGGTCTGAGTGGTCCCATCCACGCCGGTCGTGGAGTCGATGGCGGTGGTCTGTTTCCACCTGGAACGGTCGGAAGACACGTCGATATACATGGCCGTGATCGAGGTCCCCACGTCCGTCACGACGGAGAAGTACCCGACCTTTTCCGTCCCCACGACGGAGAACGTGACGGACGTGTCGTTGACCCCTGCCACGAGTTGCTTGGACACATGCGGGTGATAGACGGCTGCCCCCCCCACATACATCTCGTCCAGCAGGAGATAGCCCGTCTCCGGGGTGTGAACGGCGTCCTGGTGTTCCCGGTAAAGCCGAAGCTGAAGGTGGACCACCGGGCTTTCCGGATCTGCTTTGGCCTCCCACCCGAACAGCCCCCCGCCGGGATGAGAGAAAAAATGATGGGCAGGCGCGGCGGACATGTCGTTTGCGGAGAGATCCACGATGGTCGTAGCGCCGGTCTTCCTGTGGAACGTCACGGTCCCCGCGCTCTCCGAGTCCGCATAGACCGCTTCCAGGTAGCGAAAATTGACCCCTGGGACACGGATAGTATCCGTCCCGGACACTTCCAGCGTACGGGTGGTTCTCAGGGTATCGGTGGAGGCGATGCCCACGACCCAGAAGCGGGACGAATCCGCCGTGGAGGTCGATATGAACCGCACCGAGTCCGCCACGGCCATCTGTGTGAAGGACTGCTGCGACACGAGCTTGAAACTCTCGGTCAGGCTCGTGTCACGAGTGTTCATCACGAACGTCCCGCCCTTCGGCCCGGAAACCGCCAGGTCCACGCCGGACGGGGACGGAAGAGGGCGCTGCGCCATGGCGACGACAGCGATCATCAGGGCGACCAGCACGCCGAAAGCCACGTCTACTTTTCGATTCCACTTCAACATAGCGGCTCCTTACTGCGCGGGCTGCGCGGGCTGCCTGGCCTTCAACATGGCCTCGATCTCGGCCTGGAGGTTAGGATCTTGCAGGACGGCCATTGCCACGGGGTTTTCGGCCACTTTCTGTCCGAGTTGCAGCAGGGAATTCTTTTCGTCCTTGCGCTTGAGGATTTCTTCGGTGTTGGGATCATCTAACTTGTCGAGCACGGCCTGGTCGTCGTAAATGTCCATCCGCTTGAGGCCCATCGCCATTTCCGCCTCGGATCTCTTCGTGGCCGCAAAGTCGGCGGAGATGGTGGCCTTGAGGTCGTACTTGCCCGATTCGATGTCGTTCAGGATGATGGGGCGCATGTTCTCGTCCCGACCAGCCTTGTTGAGGGCGTAAGAGGCGTTTCCCGTCTGGTCTGCCCGCAAAAAGGCCCGATGTCCGGTCTGCTCGATCTGTTTTCTCAGCCTGTCGTCCACACGAACCGCGACTTCTTGCTTCATCAGGTGAACCATGTTGCTCACTCGCATGTCCGCCCACCAGAGGAGGCTGTGGAGGATGGGGTTGGACTTGGGCTGGTGGAACACGTCCGACGACAGCCTCAACTCCTCCATGCCCTTTCCGGAGGTGGGATAGTCGGTGTCTGCACGGTCAATGGCGAAGAACCCCATCAACTCATCGAAGGAATTGGATAGCGTCCGCAGCAGGAGCAGAAACCCCTCCTGGATGCCGTGCGGAGGGGGCAGGCGATCCAACTTGGCCCCGCGCTTGAGCATCAGGAGTTGGGAAGACGACATGCCGTACTTCATCAGGACTTCCTCCATCTTGGGGTCGAGGGTCCCTTTTTCGCCCACGATGGGGGAGTAGTTGGACCGGACCATCTGGTCCACGTCGATGCTGTAGAGCTTGTTGATGATGTCCTGGAGTTCGACGGCAAAAATCACATCGCCTGCGGGGTAGGAGTACTTGTCAAGGGGGATAGCCTTGAAAAAAACGAAGGGGAACTTTTCGTGCGCAAACGGGGACGGGCGGTCGTGGATCAGGGTTCCGTTCAGGACTGTGGCGACCCGGACCTTTCCAATCACGTCTGGGATAGCCACGAAATCGAGGTCTTCTTGCAGTCCCAAAGCTTCGACCGCCCCCTCCGGGATTTCCGCGCCCTCCTTCACGGACAGGATTTCGGGCGATCCCTGAGCTTGCCCTGAGCTTTGTCGAAGGGCAGCGTCGAAGGGCTGAGGCGCACCGGGCAGGATGGCATCAATGTTGCGCAGGGCCAGGTTGGTGACGATCCTCTGATAGTCCCGATACCACATCTCTTTGAGAACGACCGTATCCCGAGCAAGGTCCGACGACGGGGCGATGCCTCCGCGCCGGTTTTCGACCATGTGTTCGGTGTAAGTCGAAAACCATTGTGGCTTACCGGTGTCCCTCAGCCAGTCCGCGTCCGGAACAATTATGTCGGCGTAGTTGGGATACTTGGCGCGGGCCTTTTCGAGAGTCAGTCGGACCTCGTGGATGATCCAATCTGAGTCCTCGTACTGCAAGTCCATCGCCCCCGGCTCGACAATGATTTCGTCGGAGCGGACGCGGACGAGCTCGGGACGCCCGTAGGGCCTGTCCAGGGTGCGATTCCAGACTTCCTTAGCAACGCCCAGGCCGCACGTCCGGCTGTCCTTGATGGCCTCGTAGAACTTGAATTCGGTCCTGTCCTTGCGGCCGTACTCCTCGAACAGGCGGTTGAAAATTTTGCCCAGGATGGCGTCTTCTGGACCGACCCCCTCGATGCTGACCGACATTTTGGTTTTGGAGATAAATCCCATGATTCGGTTGAGTGCCGGAAATATCCGGTTAACCGTGACCAGAACCTTTTTTTTGCCCCGGCCGGTCGTGGTCATGGGCCACTGCCGGTTCTCCTTGTAGTCGTAGGACATGGTTCGGTCGTTGATCCAGTCCTGACGATACTCTACGCCCCGCACATAGTTCTGGTTGACCCGATCCGCAATACGGGCGGCTTTCATGGCTCGGTCCGCCCGTTGCTGCATGTCATCGGGCTGTCCGACCTGGGGCTGAAAGTCGGGGACCAAAACCTGTGACAGTGGGCCGTCGAACAGGTTCGTGTCTCTGGTGGCTAACGCGGCGTTCATGGGCGAAGGACAAATAAAAAAGGCAAGGAAAGACTCGCCGGGCCTGAATCAACAGGTGCGACGGCGCTATGTCAGGTTACGGACAACTCCTGGGGGATTTTGTCAAGCCTCCATCCAGTCCGTCTCGTACTCCGCCAGCCCTCCGAACACCCCCACACCATCCTCGTCCTCATCCTCCCCCCGCCTCCACCTGCTGCCGTCGTCCGCCCGGCCCCCGGACGGATGGACTTCCACATATTGCGGCTCCTCCACCTCGAAGTAGCGCAGCAAATCCACGAAGTCATCGTCTTTCTTGCGCGGCCTGCGAGGGGCGTCGTTGTTCTCCCGCGCCCTGGCTGTCATGTAGGACGGCCACACATACCGGGCCATCTGGTGTCGGACCATCCGGCAATCCCGGCTGATGTGCAACCCCGGACCTCCCGTCGGCAGGGCTGGCGGCTCCACCCGGTAGGCCATCGGTCGGTCGGGTTTCAGCAGGGCGTTCCACTCGAAGGCGGCTCGAAGCCGGATGATACCCGAGTCCACGTCTTTCGAGGCCAGAGAACAATGGATACCGTTGTCGGCTAATTCGTCGTATACGGTCGTGCCCCGGCGCTCGTCCTGGCCCAGGGCCGCCGAGTCCACGATGAAGTCCTGCGGCTCGATCCCGCCCAACTTCCCCCGGATCACCCCCGCCAGGTCCTCCATCCCACACGCCTGCCAGATTTCGTCGTAGACCCACCGTTCGCCGGAGGGCGACACCGCCCCAAACAGGACCGCGTGAGGCTTGTGCGGGTGGGGATCGATCAGTACCCACCGGGGCCACGAAAGCGGCATCTGGAACGGGTTGTAGACCCACGGCTCCCGGTCGTGGAACTCCTTGAACACAAGGCCCGTCCGCTGAAGAAACCTGCCATGGAGCCGGATCTGCTGCTCAGTCTCGTCCAGGCCCCGCGCTACTTCCTCGATCTCCTCCTGCAACAGGTGGGGGTTGTCGTAGATGGACAGATACCAGCAGGCGATAGACCGCGTAGTCCCAAGATGCCAGGGTTCGTAGATGTCATCGTAAACCCACGTCATCCCGTTGACCGGCGTCATCGCCAGGACCGTCCGGCCCCCTCTGCCGATGTGCCGCATCTGGCACTCGGTCCAGATATCCTTCGGCGGCTCCTCGTCAAACAGTGTCCCGTCCCGGTCCACGCCCCCGAACACATCGAGGTCCTGGTCGTAGGACATGAACTCGCAAGTAGAGCCGTTCTCGAAGGTGAGGGTCTGCTTTCGCTCGCTCCACGCCTCCGACCACGTTCCACCCTTGAGCGCCGACCGGCTGGTCCACCGGCGGAAGGCCGGGATAAGGATTTTCTCGACCGCCGGGAAGTTGACTCCCACGCACCGCCAATGGACCGGAGGACGGGGGCGCAGGCCCAACCGCTGGAGGATGTGACGACCCTCCAACTCGGCCACGACATCGGCAACTGCGGACTGCGTTTTTCCAGACCGGTTGCCGCCGAACAGGGCCTTGATCCGGGCGCGGGCCCGGTGGAAGGCTCGCGTAATCGCGCACGTCGGCTTGTAGAGCGCCAGGCCGTCGGAGACCGCCCGGCGGAAGCGCATCCGGTCGATGAGAATGGAGCGACGCTGCATATTGGGTGGGATGGTTTTTATGTGCCATATCGCACACATTGGGGAATTTAGGAAAGTTTTTCCGGGATGTCAAGGGAAATTCAGATTTTTAAACTCTTTTGGGCTTGACTTTTGGAGTTTGAAAGTCTATAATTACGAGCGCAACCAAACCCACCCCACTGCTGCGTTTTGTTTTTTTAGGGCCTTCGTACTCCTGCCTGAGACCCCCTCCGGCAGGATCAAAAGCCCGCCCGTACAAGCGCCGCAGGGTGTTTGGTTGCTACGGGCGGGCTGATTTTTCAGGCTGTTTGTGGCCCCGGAGCGCCTGATCAGCGCGAACGGGACGCCGCCCGACGGGGCCTTCACCCTCTCACGGCGGAGAGGCCGCAAATGAACGATCCCGGCTTTATAGCTATCCGGCGCGAAATTGAGGACAGTGAACTTTGGCTTAAGCCACCCCTTTATCTGAAAGTCTGGCTTTGGCTCCGCTTCCACGCAATTTGGGAGTCGGGGGAGGTAGTAGGATACAGTTATTCCAAAATCGCGGAGGATGTCTCATGGGTGGACGACGAGGGGACACAGAAACCCTCAAAGAGTCATATTTTTAAGATAGTTAAGTGGTTGAAAGAAGCTGGTTTTGTTGGGGTAAAAGTATCCGAGAACGCTCAAAGAACGCTTATAACAATAGTAAATAATATGTCTTATGAAAATTTAAACGTCACGCCTGAGAACGCTCAAAGAACGCTCAAAGAACGCTCCTCTACAATATTAGACGAAGACTTAGATCTAAAACATGGCGAACAGGCTATCGCCGTTCGCTCTCCCGATCCCCCGACAGAGAGGCAGCCCCTCAAAAAAACCCGGACGCCAAAACCGGGAACCGGGGATGCTTTCGTAACCTGGGTAGACGAGACCTTCCCCCACGTGCCAACCCGGAAGGCTTTCGGGCGGTACGTCAAAAGCGTCAACGCCCTTCTGTCGGATCGAAAACGGGAGAACCCGGACGCCTACAACGAGATTGTGAAATTGTTTTCAGAACTTCAGGCGGGTGGCTTCGATCACGTTTGGCCTTTCAGCAACCCCGCCCAACCCAAAGAGATCCCCCCGTTCTGTCAGCACTACGGCAACCTCCTGGTCGCAGCATCCCAAAACGGCAAGCATTACGGAGACCTGAAATGTCCGATCTGCAATTCGCCCAGCAAGGTTCACCCGGACGGAATGGCACGGTGCTCCGGGGCAGAGATTCACGGATGGACCCCATAGACCGTCTTCCGCCTCAGTGTCTCGATGTTGAGCGGGCCGTCCTGGGGGCCTGCCTCCTGAACGATCAAGACGCTATTGGCGCGGCGCGGCGGATGTTAAGGGTCGAGTCGTTCTACGCGACAGCCCACCGCCTGATCTGGCAGGCCATCGTCCGGCTGCACGACCGGAACGAACCCGCCGACCAGATCACCGTCACGCAAGAACTCACGAAGTCTGGAGATTTGGACCGCGTTGGCGGAATAGTTGGCGTGGCTTTGTTGGCCGGAGGAACCGGAACCTCCGCCAATGTCGAGTATCACGCCTCCATCGTGGCCAAGGCGCACCTCCGCAGGACGATCATCGCGCAAGCCACCCAACTGATCGAGCGATGCTATGACCCCTCTCAGGAGGAGGCGGAGTTAGCGCCCCTCGTGGAATTTATCTTGCCGGAGTTGGGGATGGGGGCGGGTGTGGCGTGGGAAAACGTGGCGGATACCACCAACAGGGCCTACGGCCTGATTTCCGAGGCAATGGACCGGCGGGGCGAGTTGGGGGGGGTTTCAACTGGCCTGACGGATCTGGACGACATGCTGGATGGCCTGCACCCGTCGGACTTCGTAATCGTGGCATCTCGACCGTCGATGGGCAAGACCGCGCTTGGCATAAACATCGCTTGGGCAGCCTCAAGGTTCGTGGGGGTGGGGTTTGTGACGGTCGAGATGTCTACCACCTCCATCTCGAACCGCCTCCTGTCCCTGGTGTCTGGGGTGGACTCTCAGGCGCTACGCCGGGGTCGAATCACGGTGGATGAATACAGGACCCTTTCGAGCGCATCCGTCACGATCCGACAGCGCCCCATATTCCTCTCCAACTCCCTTCGCAACCCAAGTCAGATACATCGAGAGGCCAGGAGGCTGAAATCGCAGTACGGCATATCTCTCCTGCTGGTGGATTACCTACAACTTTTGGATGCGCCAGGATACTCGGATAACCGGGAGCAGGAAGTCGCGTCCATTTCTCGGATGCTAAAAAATACGGCCCACGATCTTGGGCTTCCCGTCGTGGCGATGGCTCAGATCAACCGTAAGTCCGAAATGCGATCAGACAAACGGCCCCTGTTGTCCGACCTGCGAGAGTCCGGGGGGATTGAGGCGGATGCCGATGTTGTGATCCTGCTTCACCGGCCCGCTTACTATGGGGCGAAAGAGGTTGATGGGCGAAACGTAGAGCGCCTGATGGAAGCCCATGTCGCCAAGCAGAGAAACGGGCCGGTCGGGATGGTGGAGCTTTTTTTTGATGCCCCAACGGGGAAAATATCAAACCTGGAGGATCGGCGTGAAAGCCCTGAGTTCTGAGATGCTGGATCTGCTGACGCAACACCGGGACATTACCCGACAGATCAAGGCCCTGCACGACCAGAAGACCGAGATCGAGCGGAAAATAAAGGCCCTTGAGTCCCCCGACCCTGCCGACGACCTGGCAGAGCAGTCCGAGCGCCGGGGGGTGGTTTAATGACTTTCTCCAAGCGCACGACGATTGAGGACGTGTTCGGGGATTTCGGGTTTCGTGTCCGGTGGGATGTCCTGGACCATTGGGCCGATGTGAAGGTCTACGAGATTGCATCTCACGAGGTGGACGAGGTGGAGGCTCCGAGGTTCGCCCTGGTGGGTTGGAGGGCCCTTCCGGGGGACGATACCCCCGACATCGAGAAGGCTGAGATCCACCTCGAAGGGTTTGTGAAATGGGATGGGTGCTCGGAGTTCAGTTTCTCGGGTCACTTTTGCGGTCCTGTCCACTACAAGCGCCACATCGCCCTGATCGAATACCTCTACCACAGGGCGTTTGAATTGATGGGGCGGAGTGAGTTAGACAATGACAGGTGGGCCGACGCCAAGTTTCCGGATCCCAGGAAGGTTGAGGCCCCATGACCCCCTCCCTGTTTCCGCCTCCCCCTCCTGTCTTTCCGGGGCGCTACCACCACCCTTCGGGAGTTCTCGTCTCCGTCTCTCCGGTCCTGCCTCAGCACGGCAACCTCCGGGTCAGGACCCCGGAGGGCGACCGGATAGCGCAGGTGGGGGATGTCCTGGTGGGTTGGCCATCCGGATCCGGAGACGTGCCTGTCGTTGATGCGACGGAAACGGCCCTGTGGCGCAGGTGGGAGCCGAGGCGTTTTGGTATTGGCCGGGGGGAGATCGGGGCAGGACGGGCAGGAAGCGGGCGCAGGATGGAAAGGTAGGAGGGAGATGGTGAAGACCCCGCCCAAAACAGTCAATGGCGCAGAGGGCGAAGTGTTGCGGCTGCTGGGTCGCCGCGAGCGGCTGGTGTGGGGTCTTGTGTGTGGGCTTAGAAAATTAAGGGAAATGGACAAACAGCTTAGTTCCATTCTGGATGTCGAGCTTTATCAAAGGGTGTCCGACTCTGAAACTCTCCTGGAAAGGCTGCTCAAAAATGCTGAGTCCAAAAAACATACTTGATCCACAAACCCATTATTTCGTTCCCGAAAAAAACGCTTCCGAATGTGCCCTTTGTAGCTACACGAGGGGAAGGCACAGAACGCCAGAAATTGGGGATTTAGTTGTCAGCAGGGGAATAGGCAGGATGGAGAAAGGAAAGGGGTTCAAGGTATGGGTTATAGTAGGCATACATGTTCCATCTGGCCGAAAGCAACGGCACAAAAGCCCTCAAGCTATATTTCAATGCGAAGAAATAGGGTTCGTTTCTCTCAATAGGAGGTTAGACTTGAAAAAAGTATCGTACCCGGCAACGAGCATTACGAAAGCATTTTCACCGGATAAGATTCTTCATATTTCAGCCCTCAGCATCAACGCAAATGAATTAGAGTTGCTTATATTAAATTCTAAAAAAGTGTTTGAGCGTCGTGACTACATAACCAGATTTCAGAACCGGTATAATTCTTACCTAACCTCTAAAATGGTAAGAACAAAAACTGACAGGTGGATAAGGGGCGTAATTGCGGAGGACAGACTATGAAGCCCAAGCCTCCGCGGGTTGACACCCGCATCTTCACCCTCGACCGGACGACGACCGGGACTTACCGCTACCGGGCCGTCACGGAGGGGTTCCAGCCCGCGCCGGTGGCTTACATTTACATCGAGCGGTGGTTCTTCGGGCTGGAGCCGCCGCCGGAGATCGAGGTCACAGTGAGGGAAAGGGAGCGGTCCCTGAGCAGCGCCGAAGGGAGACCCAGGCAGGAGAAGGGGGAAGGCTTGGAGCCGGAGGAATTTTGAGGAGTCTGAGGGGGTTTATTCGATGATCTCCTGGCTTGCACGGCAAAAGTTCCGCATTGATTTAGGCATCTCATTTCTTGTATTTTGGAATTATATTCTCCTGGCTATTACAGCAAGCGCCTACATTGCACCGCTACTTGGCATCCGTGCTCGGTGGGTCGCGTCGGGAATGATTATCGTTACCTTGTTCGGCGTGTGGTTCGTTGGATTTGTGTTGGATAAAAGCGGGTTTCCAAAAGCGTATCAAGCTGAACAAAATGAGCGCAATGAAATGTTAAAGAAAGTAGCAAAGCAATGAAATTGAGAAAATTAAGTAATACAATTTTAACAGCCATTATAATTTGCTTTATTGGGTGTAGTCCAATATGGATAACACTGTGCATAATAGTTCTTTTGCACAGTGAACTATTAACATTTAAGTATCTGCATCCAATTATTTTGATGTGGATTATTTTTGCGGTAGCTCCTACATTTTCATATCTTTCATTTTTAGAGAAAGAATAAAATGCCTAAAACACTTTTAGAGAAGAGTATATATTTTATTATAGGAATTGCATTGCTTCCTTTTTTATTAGGGATTATGCTTTGTGCTTTTATTCTTTTTTGTGCAGGTTTTAATCTCAAGGATTCAATAAAATGAGAATGTTATTTGTTTATCCATCTAACGATCCAGCATATCCTATTCAACTTGGTGCGCTTTCTTCCTTCGTAAAACAGGGAGGCCATAAAACGCAACTATTCTCGCCTGTGCTAAAAGATTGGAGAGTGCCGCCTTATGTGACAGATAGGCTTGGATCGGTTATTTATGAATTCAAGCCTGATTTTATAGCGTTCTGTGGATATGAAAGTGCGCTAACGTGGATAAAGGAATTCTCAAGAGGAATAAAAAATCATTTTGGAGACGCATCACCTCGTATAATTCTTGGAGGATACTATCCATCTGCCTGTCCACACGATGCAATCTTGCTTCCTGATATTGATATTATATGTCAGGGAGAAGGAGAGCAGCCTTTATTAGAATTGCTAAACAACCCGCATCGAGTGAATATATCGGGATTGTGGTTTAAAGACTCATGCGGTGTCCCAATATGTAATCCTGTCGCGCCTCTTATATCTGATCTCGATACACTTCCATGGCCAGATAGATTTCATAATCATCAAGAGTTAATTGATCGCGATAGCGGCACGATCAAAGTCATTGCCGGTCGTGGGTGCTATTATGCCTGCACATACTGTTACGCAAAACAGATGTGGGCGCATTTACCAGATACATCAAAAAACGAATATGTCAGGATGAGAAGTCCTGAGAATGTAATAAAAGAATTATTACATTTACAAGACCGATATAGTTTTACTCGTGTTGGCTTTCACGATGATATTTTTTGGGGAGGACATCTTGATTGGCTCAGAACATTTGCCAGACTTTACAAACAGCATATTAACAAGCCCTATTATTGTGCAGCTCGTGTTGAGATGTTCAACGACGAAGTATTTGATTTGCTGCAAGAGTCCGGTTGTTACTTATTGCTGATTGGCGTGGAGTCGGGCGATAAAGAATACCGCAAACGTATTCTGCGGCGAAATATGACAGATGAAAAAATTGAGTTTGTAGTGAAAGAATCTCGACGACGTGATATCAATGTCTGGACTTTTAATATGGTTGGGATGTTGAATGAACCGATACAATCTATGTTAGCGACGGTTGCCTTAAATTGGCGACTAAAGCCAGACTTTGCGATGTGTAGTAAATGGTATCCTTTACGAGGAACGTCAATGGGAGATGAGGCGCACAGGTTGGGGTTAGTAGACATAAAAAGAGCGGAGAAAGTAACAGGATATGCGCGTGAGTCCGTTGTGCGATATTCGGGGTTGAAATTACGATTTTTGACAGTCGCAAGATGGCTTAATATCCTTACAGCAGCAAGAAGATGGTTGTTTTGGAAATTAGTTTGGGAGAGAGTTAAGGCAAAACGGCAGAGCGTTCAGGGCCGCGATTGAAGAATGAGAAAGGATTTTCAGGTGAAGCTTTCACGGGCAGCCGAGATAGCACAGCGCACGAAGGCCCAGCTCGCCCCTCACTGTCACCGGATCGAGATTGCCGGATCCATCCGGAGGTGCAAGGCCAGTGTCGGGGATATTGAGATCGTGGCGATCCCAAAGCCCTACGACGTAGGGCTGTTCGCCTCCGGTATCGCCTCCGTGGTGGACCAGTGGACGAAGGTAAAGGGCGAACTCCCCTGCAAATACACCCAACGCCTCCTCCCTGAAGGTATCACGCTGGACCTGTTCTTTGCGAAGCCAGAGAATTGGGGCCTCATTTTTTCCATTCGGACCGGCAGCGCCCACTTCAGCCACCAGGTCCTGGCGCGTGGGTGGGTGAAAGCCGGATACAGGAGCAAGGATGGGATGCTCTACAGGCAGACCGGTGAAGCCGTGCCGGTTCCCGAGGAGCACGACCTTTTCAGGATCTGCAAGATATGGTGGGTGAAGCGCGTTCCGGGGACGATTGGCAGGGAATCAGCCTGACAGACTAACCACAGCCGTAAAACAACAACGAGAGGCTCACAATGGCACTTTATCAACAAGGGGATGTTCTGATTCTGGCGGTTGACGAAATTCCGGCAAACGCCGTGAAGTTGTCACCGAAACAGCACAGGAACACGCTGGCAGAGGGAGAAGCCACCGGCCATGCCCACCGGGTTGAGGGGTTCATTGAGATGTTCAGGCAGGCAAACACGCCCGGCGAGGACGTGTTCATGGCCGCGCCTCGGCGAATCGTGATTCGGCACGAGGAACACAAGCCCGTCGTGCTCCCAAGGGGGAGTTACAAGGTGAGCCGCGTACGCGAGTACGACCACCTTGAGGAGGAGGCCAGAGTTGTCCAGGATTGAATCGCTCACGCCGGAGCAAGTGGCAAAATTCCCGGCCTACGCGGAAAAGTGGCTGAAGGTCGGCCTGAGCACAGCGCCGTGTGACCGGGCAAAGGCGGAGGCTTCTATCGTGGCATCATATCGCGTGGCGAACATATCGGGGCCAAAAGGCATCCTGTGGGTGGAGTCTCCGCTTGGCTGCGTCTGCTGCGCAGTTCTTTTGAAAAACTTGAGGGCCTCAGTCGAGGCCTCAGTCGAGGCCTCAGTCGGGGCCTCAGTCAGGAACTCAGTCGGGGCCTCAGTCTTGGACTCAGTCAGGGACTCAGTCAGGGCCTCAGTCGAGGCCTCGGTCAGGGCCTCAGTCGAGGACTCAGTCGAGGACTCAGTCGGGGCCTCAGTCGAGGCCTCAGTCAGGGCCTCAGTCGAGGCCTCAGTCAGGGCCTCAGTCTGGGACTCAGTCTGGGCCTCAGTCAGGGCCTCAGTCAGGGCCTCAGTCAGGGCCTCAGTCGAGGCCTCAGTCAGGGACTCAGTCTTGGACTCAGTCAGGGACTCAGTCGAGGACTCAGTCTGGGATTCAGTCAGGGCCTCAGTCAGGGCCTCAGTCTGGGACTCAGTCTGGGCCTCAGTCTGGGCCTCAGTCTGGGCCTCAGTCGGGGCCTCAGTCGGGGCCTCAGTCGAGGCCTCAGTCAGGGACTCAGTCCTGGACTCAGTCTGGGCCTCAGTCGGGGGAGGTTTTTGTTACGGTTCTCACGATGCATCGTGGTTGGCTTTTTACGAGTTTTTCCTGAACGAGCTCGACCTAAAGTGTTGCGAAAAGCTGGCCCCCATGATGCACACCGCGATGCACTGCGGATGGTGGTTGCCTTATGAGAATATGGTGATCGCCAGCGAGAAACCCTCTGGGATTCATCTTTTAGGGGCGCGAATTCACCGGGATGGAGGTCCGGCTGTCCTGTATCGAGATGGATTTTCCGTCTGGGCACTGAATGGCGTTCGCGTATCCCAGGGGATCGCAGAAACCCCCGCCGACAGGTTAGATGCCAAACTTGTTCTCTCAGAGAAAAACGCGGAAGTGCGCCGGGAGATTGTCCGAAAAATCGGCGTTCACAGGGTTGTCACAACTCTTGGAGGCAAAGAGTTAGAGACATGGGGCAACTACAGCCTCATCTCCCTGGACCTGGGAGACGGAAGACATCGACCCTATCTCAAAATGCTGAATCCGTCCACCGGGACATGGCACATCGAAGGAGTGCATCCTGACTGCCACACTATTGAGGCGGCATTGAATTGGAGAAACGGGACGAAAGAGACGCCGACTGTGCTGGCTTGAACCGATTGGAAGCGAATCCGCGATTAAAGAATGTGAAAGGCGAGTGGACGAATTAGGGCGCATAGGCGGCCAATGCGGTTGGGCCTGCGCCCATGTCTGTCAGGAGCGGTACGAAGGCCGCGTAAGTAGATTGGTAGGGAATCAGCCTGACAGACTAAATCCACAACCGAATGAGGCCGAAGCATGAACCCTGACCGACACTTGACCGAACTCTCCCTCCCTCCCGACTCTGCCGTCCATCAGGCCCTTGCGCTGCTTCGGGATCAGCGCAACGGAGAGCGCCGGGCAAACACCATCCTTGAGGACGCCTTGAGGCGGATCGTCGCGGCGACCTACGAGGCGACGGACGCGGGCGCTCTGCTGGCTCGAATCCGGGGCATCGCGGGATCTACCCTGATCACCTACCGGCAAGAGAGGAAAGCGAGGCGGCGCACATTGCGGGACCGGCTGGCGGCGTGGTGGACGACGAAGCTGGCGATGTGGAGGGCGGGATGAACGATTATACCCCCGGCGAGGCACGCTGTCAGAATCTATCTCCGGTAGCGCGGACCACTATCGGCCAACCGGCCCCTGTCAGTCCTGGGAATTCACCGAAAGGTGAGGTTGCAGGCGTGACGGAGACAAGAACGGCGCATGCGACCGCGCCGGGGATGCTGAAGGCCCCTTTTCCATGGTTTGGCGGCAAGTTCCGCGCCTCCCATCGGGTCTGGACCCGCCTGGGCGATTGCCCAAACTACGTCGAACCTTTCTTCGGTTCCGGGGCTGTCCTACTGGGCCGTCCCCATCCGCCTCAGATCGAAACCGTGAATGACATGGACGGCTTCATCTGTAATTTTTACAGGGCGATCCAGCACGACCCGGAGCAGACCGCGCATTATGCCGATGCCCCCGTGAACGAGTGCGACATCCATGCCCGGCATATTTGGCTTCTCAACCGGCGCGCCGACCTGACCGCCCGGCTCGAAGGCGACCCGGACTATTACGACGCCAAAATCGCGGGCTGGTGGGTATGGGGTATCTGCTGCTGGATCGGGAGCGGATGGTGCTCAGGAAACGGTCCCTGGCAGAGCGTAGATGGGAAAATGACGAACGCGGGAAAAAATGGAACGAAACGGCAACGCCCCCACCTGGGGGACGCAGGCCAAGGCGTGAATCGGAATCGCCCGCAACTGGGCGGCCACCAACTCAGTCAGGATGGAGTAGGGACTATCAACTCCAACATCGACATCTACGCCTGGTTCGACGCCCTGTCCGCCCGGCTGCGCCGGGTCCGCGTCTGCTGCGGGAACTGGTCCCGCGTGATGGGGCCGTCCGTGACATTCAGGCACGGCTTAACCGGCGTGTTTCTCGATCCTCCATACTCCGCCGAGGCAGGCCGGGATATGGGCCTCTACGCGGTGGATTGCGGCAAAATCGCGCATGAGGCCAAAGAATGGGCTATCTCCAACGGGGAAAACCCATTACTGAGAATAGCCCTGTGCGGATATGAGGGGGAGCATGCGATGCCCGGCTCCTGGGAGTGCGTGCCCTGGAAGACGCACGGCGGGATGTCGAATCAGGGCAACGGGCCGGGCAGGGATAACAAGTTTCGGGAGCGGGTATGGTTCAGCCCTCATTGTCTGAAGTCGGATCAGGGGAGATTGTTCTGAAAAAAGAAGCCGAACGAAAGAGAGGGAGGAGATTGATGGACAGGATGCGGGCGCAGGAAGAAGTGATCGCGCGCGAATCGCCATCGCCCGCCCCTGTAGCTCGCTTTCACCAGGGTGAATCTGTGTGGTGGATGATCGGCGGAAACTCCAAGCGTTGCTCCATAGCCACCGTTCAAGATGAGCCTGTCTATGATGAGCGATGGAGGATGTTCGTGTACTGGCTCGGTGGACTGGTCAGAGTACCAGAGGATCAGTTGAAGGAGGTGGAGAAAAAGCCATGAAAACCACCTGTACCTTCTGCCATAAGGAACGAGACATGCTACCTGAAACTCGTTGCCCCTGTGGAGCGCGGTTGGGGTGGTGGATGCGGCTCGGGCACAGGAGATATGTTTGGGAAAAAAGCGGGGAGAAAAAGGGATGACTCGCAACGACTCCATCGTCCGATGGATGGTCGGACTGATCGTCGTGGCGAACGCGATAGGAGCGTGGACATGAGCCAGGACCAGCCCTTCGACAAGCTCAGGGACCGAACCATTGAAAAACACAGACGCGAAATGGAAGCGAGTAATAGTTCCAAGATTGACTATACATACATCCACAACAAGTCTTGTGAACTGTGGATGTATCTGGAGAATTTTCTTCAGAAAACGAGTCCCTCGGAGCAACTACACCACGAAATCCGTAGGGCAATGCAAGACGTAGCCTTTCACGAAATAGAGAGGAGAACTTGATGCACCCTGATTCCATAGGAGACGGCGCTCCTCCCCGCTCAAAGAGCGGGGCATCCGCGCCGAAAATCTTCGTGAACGCCGACGCCGAGTTTGTAGCCGTGCAGTTTACCGTTCAAGCGAGTGACCAATGAACGAATTTGATCTCAGTGGTCTGGTCAACGAAATCTGCGACTGTGGTGGGTCTGGCCCCGACGACCCCGGTTGTTGTCCGGCCTGTAAACTATACCATCGCGTCCGGGAGCAGGAGAAGGCGATTGCGGAACTGGCGGAGTTATTGGCTAAGATTCGGCCTGTACTTGTTCGGCCTTACTGCCGCTGCCTCCACGATCACCTGGAGGCTGAGATAGACGTGGCGCTTTCCCTTCGACAAAGCCCTTCGACAAAGCCCTTCGACAAGCTCAGGGCAAGCCCAGAGCGAAGCCGAGGGGACCGACAGACAGAGAGGAGGCGGTGATGAAAGACAAGCTCATGGACCACGACCTCAACAACCGGATCCTCTCCTTCATCGCCGGCGAACTCTCCTGTGCCACCGCCTACCTGTGGGACGTGGACGCAGAGGGCCGCATCACTAACCCCTGCCCGGTGTGCGGAAAGCCCGCCTTCGAGTGCCAGGACGACACCCACCCCATGTGCGTCAACGATCTGCGGACCAAGGACGGGACCCCAGGCATCGAGTGGACGGACGACCATGGGTTATATCACCGGCTGGAGGACGAACGCCCGACGGAGGCCGACCTTCCTGCGGGCGATCTTCACGCCCTTCGGCGGTGCTCAGGGACCGCCCTTCGACAAGCTCAGGGACCGACCGGGTCTACGTTTCCAGCGACGATCACCCTCGGTTGGGTGTGGTGTCACCTTCGGATGGCCGACCCCTCGTCCCGGACCTTTCCGATCGGGGTCCACTCAAGGCCCCCCGCCGTCTCCAACAAGCTCCTCCATTCCGCGGGTCCTGTCGAAGGCTGGTCCTTCTACACCCGCCAGGAGATATGGGACCTTTGGGAGGTCCCCGAGCGTAGCCGACAAACAAGTGAGACCCATCCCGGCGCTGCGAGCCACACTTCCCGGACCTTTTTCCGTCCGTCCCAGCCCGGAACCGGGAGGGAGCGCAACCGGCCCGGAGGATAGGATGCGCTCACCAGTTCCGCCCCTTCGACAAGCTCAGGGACCGAGATACCCACGTCCCGAAGCGCGCCCTTCGACAAGCTCAGGGACCGACCGGGGCGCTCGTGGTCGAGGCCCGGCAGTCCGAGGTTGTGCCCCGCCGGAGGGGGGCCGGCCCCCCCCGGGATCCGGACGCAGGAGTCCCGCCCCCGGCAGGGCGCTTGAGACGGCGCAGTCCGGCCCAGGACCGGACGGCCAGGCCGGTGTGAGGGGGGCTAACGTACCATCCCACTAAGCGCGCTACGCCCTCCTCCGGTCCCGGACTTCAGTCCCGGTTTCCTGCCCTCTGCCTGCTGGCCGGTTGCCCCTGTGGGGGCCGGAAACGCCCCACCCAGGCCGCCTCCTCCGCCTCCGCCTCCGCCCCTTCGCCTTCGCCTTCGCCCAGGCCGCCTCCGCCTCCGCCACCTCCGCCGCCGCCTTCGCCTCCATCGTCGTCCTACCTCCTCATGTCGTGGCCCCTCCCTCAGCGAGGGCAGGCCGGAGGCCGGGCAGAGAGTGGGCCGGAGGCCGGAGGCGCAGCGGGGCAAGGCAGGGACGGCCAGCGCAGGCAGGCGCGTAGTGCCCTACCTCCCGGTCTCCCCGCCTGCCTTCCCCTTCGGCTACCCTCAGGGCCCTCCGGCCCCTGGCCGGTCCGTGAAACATTCCGGGCCGGCCAGGCCAGGCGTCTCTTGTGGTGTCGAAAAAGGTCTCACCGGGCAAAACCGGGTAACTACCTGTCTAACCTGTCGCGCAAACCACAAGATGTGGCTGCCTGGTCCGTGAAACACTCCTCCGACTCGACTCGCCCGCCGCACTACCCCCTCGAACCAGCCCCGCGGATGCGGCGAAGGCGGCCTGGACGAAGGCGAAGATAGTAACCATGTACCCATGTACTGGTAGTAGTACCCGCGTAGTGCCCTGACCTGGCCGGGTTTCCCCGGGTTGCGCAATGTCGCGCAAACCACAAGATGTGGCTGCCTGGTCCGTGTGGGCCAGAAAAGTGTGTGCTTGAGTACACAGTTTCGGGGGAATGTGTGCGATATGGCACAGTTGCGCAGTGTCGCGCAACCGAAACAGCGCGTGTGTGAGGGGAGGGGACCTTCTCCTGGCCTCCAAGTGGGTCATATCACCCAATCCCGGCTCAAGTGTGGGCTGCTGACCCTACCCTGAGCGCACACGGTCCCTGAGCATCGCCACCCGCCGCTCTCATCGCGTCTTTGGCCCTTCCGGGCCGTGTCGTGTGCGCTGCTGCGCTCCCAACCAGGGCCAGAACAAACAGACCAAGCGCCTCCCTATCCTGCTCTCGCCCGTACCCCGCAAGGCGGGTCTCTCCTCATCTTCCTCCCTCGCCCCCTCGTATGTATGCTTTTTTACGCCACGCGGAGGACAGCCCGCGATAGTGCCATATCGCACACATCCACGCCGCCCCGCTCCTGGCTCTCTGGGCCACCTCTCTATCAACCGGGGCGATAAAATAAATGTGAGATAAACGTATGTAATTAGGGGAGTTAGGAGCAGCGCAGAAAAAAACTAAAAATAATGCTTGACAAAGATATTAGAATATCGTATATTATGATTGGGCAAGAATGGAGCGCAGCGCACACGGCCCGCAAGGGCCAAAGAAGGAGGGTAGGACGATGAAAAAGATGAAAGAGATAATCATGGTGGTGACCGGAGTCGGGATCATAGTCGGGATCATGGCCGGGACCTGGCGTCATGAGTGGGGTCGGGAGGCGGTGAGGGCGGAGGAGCAGATGAAAGCAGAATACCGACTCGACTGCGCCGAAGGCGCGCAGCGGTAGCGAACAGGTAGCAGGCAACCGAGGGGGAGGGAACGCAGGGACGCGAACCCTTCCCCGTGTCACTCTCTCGGTTGCGCGACATTGCGCAACTGTGCCATATCGCACACATTCCCCCGAAAAGGAGGAGCACAATGAAGGAAATCATAGGAGGCAAGCGGTACGACACGGACACGGCGGAGAAGCTGGCCTCGTGGTCGAACGATTACCCCGTGTCGGACTTCAAGAGCTGCTCGGAGGCCCTTTACCGGACAAAGGCCGGGGCCTACTTCATCGCCGGGTCGGGCGGGCCGTTGAGCCGCTACGCACACAGCGCCGGCGATCACACCACCGGAGGCGAGGGCATCCGGGTTGCGACCCGCGAGGAGGCATACGCCTGGTGTGAGGGACGAGGGGAGTGCGCGGCCATCGAGGCGCACTTCTCCGACATGGTGAGCGACGGATGAGGGCCGGGTGCGGGGGCACAGGAAGTGCCCCCTTCTCTTTGGGGAGGACTTGACCAATGGCTTACACGCCTGAACTCAGCCGTCAGGACTCCGCCACGTTGCGCCGGATCGCCTGGGCGCTGGACGTGCCCATGACGGAGGCCATGACGCGGGTGTTCGAGGAGATCGCGGGCAGGATCGACGGGCACAGGGTATGCGCATCCTGCAAGGACAAGACGCCGTGCGCCGTGTGCGCCTTCAACTACGTAGAGAGGGGGAAGGCCGGATGAGGTCTTATGTCGAGTCTCAGCGCCGGGCAATTCTCCGGCAGGGTTATATCCCCATCCCCGCCCAGTGGGATGAGGTGGGTAACTGCACGATCTGCGGGGAGTCGGGCCGTTGTCCGGGGTGGCATCGGGGAGAACAGACCGCAATCCCCGGAACCGAGCGCCGCCAAGTACCTCTGGGGCCCCGACGGCGGGGCGAAGATCGGGGCCTGTCGGGGCTGCCCCTGTCGCTGGAAGGTCAGGAAGCGATGAAGACGGAACAAAGCTGTTTTGAGTTCACCGGGGAGGCGATAGCCGCCTCCCCGTCGTATCCACTCCCAGAAACGGAGGCTTACCATGAGCGCAGATTGCGAGGAACGCCAGAGGTTAGAGCAGGCAGAGACGCGCCGACAGGCCGAACGCCTCAAGGCGCTGTGTCACGAGATCGCCGTGAACCTGCCCGGTGACTGGGTCACGGTGGACCCGGATCGTGAGGAGGAAATTAGGGCCGGAGGGCCGGGGCTGGCTCGCGCCGATTGGCCGGGGCGTAACATCCGCCAGCAGGACGGTTACGGACTCGTCAACATCCGCATGGGCGGGAACATCCGCATGGGCGGGTATCGGTACCGGGGCCGGATCGTGGCCGATGCGGGATGGAACGGGTTACATGGCCATTCGCCTTACGGAAAATCCTGTCCCTTGATCACGGTCAAGGACGACCGTACCGGGGTCCAGGTGGCCAAGGCGATCACGAGTCGCTTGCTCCCGGCGTACCTGCCTCTGCTGGCTGAGGCAGTCGAGCGTAAGCAGCGATACGACGCCAACGCAACGCAGGCGGCGCAACTCGCTCACAACCTGGCAGAGGCGACGGGCGGGAAAGTGGAAAAGCATAGCAAGGGCACATTCCCCGGTGATCTCGTTTGGCTCGATGGGCTAGGCCCCGTCCGGGTAGACGGCGATGGGGATGTGTACTTTGAGAGGTCGTTTAGGGTGTCGTTCGAGAAGGCCGTCAGGATCGTCAAGATTTACCAGGATGGATAGCACAAAGACCCTCCCGCGCACCAGGCGCGATAACCTGGGAAGGGGCGGTGAGGCCCGCCCCTGAGCCGGTGTAAAGCCGGTGAATCGAGCGCAGCGCACACCGGCCCGCAAGGGCCACGAACGGATCGCGAGGAGGGGAGGATAGAGGAGATGTGGACAGTGTTTGACCGGAATCATTTGTGCGTGTCGGCGCACAGAAAACCGGAGAGGGCCACTCGGAAATGTCATTCTCTGGCCCTGGCCCAGGGCGTAGCGTTCGTCCGAAACCCGCGAGGGCAAGAATGGCGTTACGAAAGGTCGAAAGAGAACGGCCTGGAACTGGAAGTAGTAGAAATTTTCTTCCGGGGAGAAATGGGAGAAAAATGGCAACGCACGGCCCGGCCCTTCGGCTACCGCTCAGTGTGATCCCTGAGCGTAGCCGAAGGGAGGGGCCACGACAGGAGCCTGAGAGGAGGGGAGAAACCCCATGCAGAGGTTCATAGACGGCAGGTCAATGGCGATCTACATGCCGAACGACCTCCGGGAGATCATTGAGGAAATGGCGCAGAAGAATCACCTTTCTCGCAGCGCCGTGATTGCGGCGGCCCTGCGCAAGGCGCTCAACGTCCCCCTGCGAGACCCGGGGGAGGTCGTTGAGCGCGATCTGTAAAACAAAGTACCCCCTATCCCGCTTCACGGTCGGGATAGGGGGTTTTCCATTTCTCCCCAGGTGCGCCGGGGCCCCCCCCGGCGCACTTCAACGCTTACCCTCGTCCTCCTTTCCGATCTCCTTTCTTGGGGGGCATCTTCGGCATCCCGTTCGGCGGCGTCTCGCAGGCTCTCCCCTTGCTGGAGCCTCCTTTTCTTTTCATGCCCTTCATCGTATCACCTCCCTTCATGTGCGTTCCGGAGCCCAACGCCGGAATCTCGGAGCTTTTTAATCTTTTTTCGCGCTCTCTCCTGTCAGGCTTCCCGTATTTTCCACCATGGCCCGTGTTTTTTCATCCCATCCTCCGATGTTTAGGGGAGGGCCCGGGGCCGCGTGACTGCACCACCACCACCAGCAGGCCGCGACCCCGGCTATGTAGATGACCCCCAAGATGAGCCACCAACTCATGGCATCCATACATACCCAACGAGATCGTCCCTTTTCTTGGGGGGCCCCGGCGCATTGACCGGGATGTGTTTGGCGCTCATCCCCTCCCCCCCTGTGGTGCGGCTTCCGCCAATTCTCCAGCCTTCGCTTCGATCCACATCGTCACGTCGGAGGCCAGCGCCTCCGGGAAAGACTGCCAGTCCGGGTCCGGACCGTGCTGAGGCAGGGGAGAGCCGGGGGCAAGCCTCAAGAAGGCCCGCCACGTCGCCGCCATGTGGTCGTTCAGTGCGTTCACCGGGACGCCGCCGTCCTGCGCCTCCTGCAAGAGGACGAAATATCCCTCCATGCCGATGGGGTCGGAACCGGCGGGAGGTCCCTGAGCTTGCCCTGAGCTTTGTCGAAGGGCAGCACCGGAGGGCTTCGAGGCAGAGCCTACCTTCATGGCCTGGATAAACTCCCCTACCTTCTCCGGGCGGGGCTTCCATCCGGCCCGGCCCAAATCTATAACCAGGCCACGACCTGTCGTTGCAACCTGGTCGTCTGTCGGATTAATTCCTGCCAGAGCGAGCGCCGTCCGCGCCACCTTGAACGCGACCACGTATGTCGCCCCAATCACCGCCGGGGTTTCGGAAGAGGCGGTCCTGGTGTTGCCGTTCCCGCTGGCTGCCGGATGCCCCGGCGGGGGACCGGCCTCCTCTTGCGGAGGAGGTCCCTGGGGGGCCGTAGGCGGCCCACCAGCGGGGGCAGGCTGTGACGCGGGTTCGGAGTGGGCCGGAGGTTGAGGCGCGGCAGGCTGGCCGGGAGGAGAGGGCGGCGGGGGTCCCTGAGCTTGCCCTGAGCTTTGTCGAAGGGCAGCGTTGAAGGGGGGAGTCAGAGCGGGGCCCGAATCGTCGCGGGAGGAAAAAACCTGCCCGCCTTTTTTCACCACCCAAATATTCCTTCTGGAGTCCTGGGGATCTTCCACCTTCCCCACCATGACCGTATCTCCCCGGCGACACCCGGCCCGCTGAATTACTTCATGCAGGTCTGCGGGGGCGAAAACCACATGCCCCTGACCGGGGGAATACCCATTGTGGGCGCTGTTGGAAAACTTATACTTCCACGAGTCCCCGTACTCCTCGTGGGTGTTGAGGTCCGCAAACCAATCTGAGGTCTTTGGGGAGAAAGTGATCTCCGCCTCCATGTTGATCTTGAATTTAAATTTATCGGCCATACATCTATCCTCCTTGTTTTTTGGGTAGTTATCCCCCCGGCAGCCGTAGGGACAACTGCTGGGGGGTGCTTCCGGTTGGGCCTGGCCGGTTTTCCGATGGAGCGCGCACCCGAACCCGAACCGGCCAGGACGGAAGGGTACGGAGGATACCGGGGGGGTGCGATTTTGGTCCCCGGCCTGGTGATCGTCGGACAAAAGGCGCTTAACTCTCAAGCCGACAGGCGGGACCGGGCCGGGGATGACTACCCGAAAACCTCTACGGTCAACGCAATGGCCGCCCACACCGCCAGCCACGCGAACAGCCCGGCGGCAACCCGGAAAACTACCGGCAGGTCGCGGAAGGAGATCATGTCTTCTCCTCCCCCGCGTCCGAGATCCTGGCCCCGAATCCCAGGGCCTCGCCGCAGTCCGGGCAACGCTCTACGCCGAGACCGGGCATGGGTCGGGCGCAGCCGGGGCAGTCGTCCGGGGGGTCGTCGTCGGGAGGTCCCTGAGCTTGCCCTGAGCCGAAGGGGGCCATGCTGGAACGGGTCGCAGAAGCCCTCGCCAGATCGTCGGCCCGGTCCAGGCCCGCAAGCCGAGCCTCGTTGCATTTCCGGTTCAGGACCGTCTCTGTCCGGGAGATCGCCTCCCGGATGTCGCTCAGGATGGAGCGCCAACTCTGTCGCAGGTGGAACACCTGCTCGGCGGGCAGGGCGCGGATGAGATGATCCGCCTCCTGGTAGTGTCGTGCCAGCAGGGGACGCTTGCCGATGCCGGGGTAATCGTCAGGCAATTCCGCCTCCGGCGGGGGCAGAACGTCGCGGGGTTCATACTGTCCCATGCTCATCCTTCTCCTCCCCCCGAATATACTCAACGGTCCACTTATAAACCGTCTCCCATCCCCCGCGTCTGGTCCGGCGGTCGTCTTCCTCATTTGTTCGCGTAACCAGCACATCGGTTACGCCGGGGGTTGTGCGGGCCTCCCTCTGGGCAGCCGTAAACGCCTGCGGGAAAGTCCTTGCCCAGACGGTATTGTCGATCATCACATGGGCCATGTCAGATCGCCTCCACCTTGATGCTGTCCTCCCCCCTCACCCAGTCGCAGCCTGGGGGGACTTCGCCGCCCTGCTGGATGTAGTCCTTGAGGGCGACCTTATTCGGTTCTTGCTTGACCCGGATGAATCTCTGAAACGTCTCGAATCCCTGAGACATGGCCCACTTCTGAAGGGCATCCTCGTCCGTTATCTCCACCCGTTCCCGGCCCGCGATTCGCTTCACCGAACCGTACACCAGGTTCACGGACTTCCGGCCCAGGCCGGAGAACCACGCCCGCAACCCCCCTTCGTGCCACCCCAGCCGGTTCTCGACGGGGCGCAACCGCTCCCGCTCCCAGGCGTCGATCTGATGTCGGTGAGCCGTCGCGTGAGTGATGATCCGGGCACGTTCCCTGTGGTAATAGCCGACGGCCTTCAGGTGGCGCTCGGCGATCATCTCGTTGGGGATCGCGGGCGGGTCGGGGGTGTATTCCCCGCCACCATCCTCCACGGCGATCTTCACAACCTGGCCCTCCGGCATGTCGCCGGGGTAGAGCGGGAAATCATGGTCCAGATCGTCCGGCATATCCATGGACCATGCCTCCGGGGTGATACCGATCTTGTATTGCGCTTCATTCATCGGAAACCCTCCTTTCGGTTTTCGCTCAAATTCTCCAGGGGTATCCGGTAAAGTTCAGCCATTTTTGCCACATGGCCAAAGTCCGGCTGTGACTCTCCGGCCTCCCACCGGCATATCGTACGCTCAGTCACCCGGAGGTATTCGGCGACGGCCCGGCGGGAAAACCCGGAGCTTAAGCGACTTTTTCTAAGCCTCTCTCCTATCATACCCCAAATATAAAAAGTCTTGACAAGAAAGTCAAGACATTTTTGTCCAGAACAAGTGTTTTTCTGCTAACCCGCCAGCGGCCCCCCCGTCTCAATCTCCGCCTCATCCATCATCCGCTCGATTTCTTCCTCCGTCCGGGGTGGCTCCTCCCGGACCTCCATGCCCGTCGTCCGCAGGGGAGGCAACTTGCCCTCAAGAAGGGCGCGGGCCTGGTCCCCGGTGGACAACCTCCCGAACTCCTGCTCTGCCTTATCAATGGACTCGTAGCGGGTGGTGGAGGTGGATGTGGAATATCCACCTAAAGCGAGGAGCGCTTTGGCGGCCTCCAGCCGGATGCGCTCCCCCTTTTCACCCATCGCGTGGTCCCGGAGGTGTACGATGGTCGCAAACGACGGGGACACCTCCGCCATGATCATGTCCCGAATCGGCAGCTCCACATCCGCAAAGTGCCCCTGAATCCGGCATTTCGTGTCCAGGCGGTCCAGGAACTTCGGGTCTGCGGCCTCGTCCTTTTCGTAACCCGCCCGGTGCGCGGCGTCCCATCGCTCCAGGTTCAACGCTCGGTAAATGGCGTACCGGACCTGCTTCGTGCGCTCCCGTACGACCTTCAGGGAATCGGCGGCCTCCTCCTCCAACCGGCCCGCCAGGGCCAGGACCGGGTTCTGGATCACCATCTTGGAGTCGATCCCGGCATCAGTCAGGATCCCATGGAGGTCTCGCCGGGCAGCCTGTTCCTCCAGGGTGGGGCGGCCTCGTTTTCGGGTCTCCGTCATGGTACCACCAATTCTACCCGCCGGTTCTTCCCCCAGGCCGCCTCGTCGTGGCCGGGGTCTGCCGGGCGCTCCTCCCCGTAGCTAACGGTGCGCAGGTGGTCGGACGGTATCCCGAGGCGGACGAGGTTCAGGCGCACGGTGTCCGCCCGCCTCTGCCCCAGGGCCAGGTTATACCCGTCCGTTCCCCGCTCGTCGGCGTGGCCCGCGATCACGGCCGGGCCATGCCATGGCCCGGGCTCCAGGAGGGCCAGATATAGCCCCTCCAGGGCGTCTTTCTGGTCGAGGCGAATGTGGTAGCGGTCGAAGTCGAAGTAGACGACAGGCAGGGGCCGGAGTGCAATTCCCTCAACGCGGGGAGGGGAGTCGGGCGGGGGGATGTCCGGTTGCTGTTGCGGCCCCTCGGCTACGCTCGGGGCAGGCCCCTGCGCTTGTCGAAAGGGCTTCGTGGTGTGCCTTCCGCAGGCCAGCAGGGAGATAGCCAGAATCAGGATGAGGGTGCAGAGCAGAAAAACCCCAGATCGGCGGAGTTCGCGCTTGATGTGTTCCTGCATACTATTTCCCCTTTCTCTCCTCTGCCGCGTAGCGGGCGCGGACGGACGCCTCCGCAGCCCGGCGGGTAGCGGACGATCCAACCACCTTGCCGGTGGTGGCCTTGACGACCTTGTAGGGCCTCGCGCCCTCTCCTCGTTTCTCTACTTTCCAGGGCATAATACCTCCTTATTGTCAACCAAGCTGCGCCAGGAGCCGGTTGGCGCGTGTAACGAAATCATTCTCCCCGAGGTGCTGCCATGCAATGGGGCGACTCAGGACAGCGCAAGAGGGAGCCTCCATTTCCCGGCGAACTCTCTGGCGATCCTTCCTGTTGTATGCCCGTTGCTGTTCCAAATGAACACAACGGGCACACTCCGGGCAGTACTTGTAGGGTCTGGTTCTGTGGTGCAGTCCGACAGGCCCCCCGCACACCTGACAGCGGTGCTCAGTCATCGGCAGCCTCCTTCAAGGGGAGGCGCATCCGTCGCCGGACGGCCTCCCGCTTCCTCCCCAACCAGATCCTGGGCGTGGGGGTGATCTTGCCGGGTCTGGCCCCCGCTCGTCGGCGGTCCTCCTTCAGGTCCTGGTCATAATCGTCGATCACGACCTTCTCCCCCCCAGCCTGCTGGATCAGAGCGCGGTAGTCGGCGTCGGCCTGGCGGCGCTCGTCGGCGGGCAGGGACCCGTCCTGAGCGCGGGCGAAGGCGTCGAGGATGTCGGAGCGGAGGGCGTCGCGGTCGGAGCGGTTCCACTTTGCCAGGGTTTCGGGGTCCTGCACCAGGGGCCGAACCATTGGCCTCAACCCCCGATCCACACCCACGGCCCGGCGCTCGATCTGTGTCATGCCCTTCCTGTGGCGGGCCTCGTCCACGGCTCTTTTCAGATCCTCCGCGTCCGGCGAAAACCCCAGAGCGTTCGCCTGCCGGATCAGTTCGTCGGCGGACTTCGGGTTGTCGGACGCCAATGCGTTGACAATCCGGGCCTTGAGATCCCGCCTCATCTCCTGCATCCCCAGGGCCGCGTCCAGGAGGTCCTGCTGTTTGGACTCTTCGAGCGTTTTGATGTTGGAAACGTAGGCCAGGTTCTCCCAAAGGCCCCGCCGGGCCTTGAGCATCCCGCCAGGGGTGTCGAGGTCGTGGTCCCCCTGTGCCCACTTCACCATGCCGGTCACGAACCGCAACAGAGGATATCGCTCCATTGCGTAGCGACCAGCCCGTGCCCCCCCCGCAATTACACCCGGCGCAGGGTCCTCGCCCGTCTTTTCCGGGCGCATAAATTCGTAGCTGATCCCTATGGCCGGAGAGACCGATGGACCCGTGACCAACTCCCCAAGAGTCTCCGGGAGGTTCTTGTTGTGATCCCACCGTAAGACGGCGAAGCGGCCCGACATGTCCAGGCCAACCAGGGACGAGATACCGTAGATCACGATGTCGGCAGCAACCTCACCCCATTCCTCTTCAACCTTATCCCACAGGCCCTTAGCCGCGCCCGCGCCAGCCAAAACCGCTCCCCATTTCAGGCCGGAAAGGAGCGTCCTAAAAATCACCATCTTCGCCATAGCCAGGACTCGCCCACCCTTGAGGTTATAAGGGGCGTCCTCGAACTGCTGGCCCTTGATCAGATCCAGGGCGAGTTCGGCTTCTTTGGCGGAGAACCGTCGAAACATGAACACGGTCTGCTTGATGGGGGTGTTGACAAACTGCATCTGGTCGGCCCGACTCCCCATGAACTGGCTGCGGAACTGGCCGTGCAACCGGGCATAGATGGCGGCGGAGGCATCCAGCACCGCTTCCCGATCCATCTGTGCGATACTCTCCGGGGTGATGGAGCGGTCGTCGAGCAGGAAGCGCAGTTCCGGGACCAGCAGCCGGTAGGGAGCCAGGTAACTCTCCTTCCTGGCCTTGTGGTAGAGCGTCAGGAAGGCGATCTCCTGGTTGCGGCGCTCGGAGACCAGGGGCGGGATGAACTTGATGACGTTGCTGAGCTTCTCGGTCAGGGGGCGGCGCTCGACCCGGCCCTCGCTGTATTTTCCCGCCGCCGACACGCCATGCCTGGCCAGAAGGCGCTGGCCGGTGGGGGTGGCGAAGGCCCCTACGCCATGGGCGAGTTCCCGCGTCGTGACAATGGGGTAGAGGGTCTGGAGAAGCTGGAGAGTGTTGGCGATGTGGAAACCGGGGTTCGTCAGCATCAAAACCGCCGTTCCTGACCGGACATAACTCAGCCAGCGGTTGAGCGCGTATGGCTCCATCACCTCGGACACGCCGGGGATACGCTCCAGGGTAGCATCCAGGAGTCGGGTTGTCTCTGAGTATTCCCCCCAAACATGACTGAACCGCTCCTTCAGGGCAGAGGCCAGGTTGGGATACTGCGCCTCCAGGGAAGCAACCAGGGGATCGAACTGCCGGTTAGCTTCGCTGAGTTCTTGCCAGCGCGTCAGACCGTTGAAGTAGGCATGGAGGGTCAGTCGCAGATCGTCCGAATAGCCTTCCTTCCCGGTGCGGTGCAGGAGGCTCCAAAAGGATTTAGTCTTGCCGGAGGTGGTTCCCAGGATGCCCTGCGCGGCCCGCCGAACTTCAGCGGGGTCGGCAGCCATCGCCTCTGACAGCCCCTTTGTCAGGCGGTCGAGGGTCGTGGACGGCAGACGGGTGATGTCCGGGTTGTTGATGGGCTTGGCGTCCCAGGTGAAGGTCGTGCCCTCTGCGAGTTCGCCCCGGTGATGCCGGACACGCATCCGGGCGTCCAGGCCGGTTCTGGCGGAGTCGATCAGGCGGCGCTCTCCCCCTCCGGGGGGCGTGGCGTAGATGAGGTAGTGGCCGGGGTAGAGGTGGGGGAGGTAAGCGCCATCTATGCCCCAATCATCGGCCACTTCCCACCCGAAGGCCCGCATGGTGGCAATGATGTCGGTGCGGGCCTTCTCCATCATGGTCTGGATCTTTTCCTGGGCGGCGCGAGCGGGTTCTGTCGCGGCTACCTTGCCTTTGTCCAGCGCCCGGAACAGGCCGGGGAGTTCTTTTTGGGGGACGGCCTTAAGAATGGCGTCGATCCGGGTCTCGTAATCGAGGGTGCGCCGTCGCATCCGGTTGTCGGCCAGGAGAAGGACGTTACCTGCGCGTTCGGCATCCGGATGGAGACGCCCCAAGCCCTGAAGGGTGCGCCAGAAGTCTCTGAGGTCCCGGTCGCGCTTTGATCGGGCAGGCGGCGCAGGCGGCGCAGGCGTAGTTGAAAACCAGGACGACTCCGCGAAGTCTGGCGGCAGGTCCTCGTCGCCGTAGGGAGCCGGAGGCTCGGCCAGGCGGTCGGTGGGGTAGCCCTCAAGGGGCTGGCCCATATACATGCCTCTGTCCGGGAGCGTGCCCTGTCCAGAAAGGGACCGATACTGCGGCTCGGTGGTCACGTAGTCCAGAATCGTGCCATTTTTGATCAGGGGTTGGGCAGCGCCCATAAGGTCGGGAGAACCATAAGCAAACACGCGATCCGCGCCGTGGGAGCGGACCAATTCCAGCACGCGATCCGCGAAGGCTTCGGGGTCTTGCATCAGGTCCGACGGGACGATGTGGACTCCCCGCAGGCTGCCGCTTGCCTGATCGGTCAGCAAAAGAGCAATCCCCTTGTTCGGGATCTGGAGTTGCTTCCCGATCTCGGCAAGTCTGCGCGGAGAAGTGATGGTGTCGCCCTCTTCGGCGGTGTAGTTCTGGATCGTGCCGGTTGGGAGGTCTTCAATCACTGTTTTTCCGTCAGTTCCCACGATGGCGAACTTTCCGCCATTGATGATGACGTGGCCGACAAAACGATCCCCCAACAAACGCCCGGCGCGGATCGTCTGAAGACGATCACCGTAGGAAGCTGTCAGGGTTCCCCCGGGGTGGTTGTGGGAGAAAGCTACTGCCCAATTTTCCTTACCGAGCAGGGCGTCGCCCCACGACACAATCTCCGATGGGCTTTTCAGGAACGGAACATTGACCGCCGAAGGCAGGCGGGACGACCACGCCCGGATGTCTGCGATCTCCCGCGTCTTTTTGTCAACCAGGTAGACGACGAAGTTTTCCACCAGGGGAGACCGGGCCAGTTGGCCCACGACCGCAATGTCCCGGATGTCCAGAACCCTGTGCCCCACGAACTTCACCGGGTCTATCTTATCTTCCAGGGTCTTTCCGATCTTCTCCACCGTGCCGGACTTGCCCTTCGGGGTGGTCAGTCGCTCGACCTTGACCGACGCCGGGACTTCTGCCGCCCGGTCGAGGCTTTCAAGGACTTGTTGGTCGAGTTCTTCGGGGGCATGTCCACCCAATACGGGGCGCTGTCCTCGATCAACAACCCTGTTGTCCTCGACATCTTTAGCGCCCATCTGTTCCTGGGAAGGGATACGTTGACCAGAGCCATATTCTTGTCTCCTTTCATAGAGAGCCTGTCCCTTCTGCATCACATCGTCGCGCATTGAGTCGGTGATGGGGAAGGTGTGGAGATGGAAAACTTGCGATGCGTCCCGAATAGAAATTCCGTCTATCTCGTCCTGCGTGAAACTCCTGAAGGTCGTCTTCTGTCCTCTTGGAAGGGTCCCCTCCCCCACTCGCGCACCCCATTGCTTGCCGTACTTATTCAGAAACCAGGGGATCGTCTTGTCGTAGAGGTTGGCGGCCCACTCGCCCCCGACGCGGAGGTTATCGCCCTTGATCTGGCCTTTGCGTTCTCCGCGCCCGAAAGCGTCCACTATCTGTTGTGCGACGCCTTTCGGAATGACCGTATCCAGTTTGTCCAGATCATAGTGCCCGTCCAGGACGGATTTCCCACTGATGGCATTGGCCCGCAAGAGGACGCGCCTGCCTCCGCCAGAAAACCACTTTATCCCATCCTCATCCAACTCCTTGCCCACATCATACCGCCCGCCCTTGCCGGTGATCTGCTCGCCAGTCGGCCACGCGATCTGGGTGTAGCCGTTCTCGGCGGCGTAGCGGATGACGCGCTTGAAGACCTGCTCGGACCAGGACCGCTTGAGCGGGGCATTGGGGACGAGCATGGAGTTTAAGACCCGAATCCCCGCCGCTTCCGCTATTTCCGCATTGGTTGCGCTGATTTCATAGTTTATGGCCGGATCAATAACGACGCGCCCATTTGGATCAAAAACAGACCACTCCGATTTTCTGGGTCCCTCAAACCCAGGGAAGTTTTTTCTCTGAGAAACCCGGTAGCCATCAGGCAATTTTGTGATGGGGTTGTACCCTTCCTTCCTTCCCTCCATATGCCAGTCGCTCTGCGTCTCGTTCACCAGCAGGGTTTTCTTTCCATCCCCCAGGTCCACATCGGCCAGGAGCGCGGAGGCGACGGTGTTGGGGACTTCGGAGTAGTGACCGCCGATATAGCCGGTGGGGGCTTTTGGTGTGCCTCCCAATGTTAAAAATTCCTTGTATAAACGATCATAAGCTATGGTTCGATCCTCTCCCTCATATTTTGCATGCAGGGGTAGGGCAAGAACATTCTCAAGCTCATCCCTGAGTGCAGTGATTTTAGAAGATTCGACTCTTGGTAACGTCAACAGCATCTCGCGGGGGTTGGTCACGACATCGACGAACGGATGCCAGGCCACCGGGTAGGCGATGGGGGTGTATTTCATCCTGTCAGTTTCACGCTGGACGTAAGTGCCAGCAAGAATACGCCTTTCCTCATCGGTATATGCGGGCTTCCGCCTCATCTTCACTTCCACCCGCACGGCGTTCTCGTCCAGGTAGGCCAGCACGTCCTCCCGCTTGACCTTCGTCCCCCGCGCAGGATCGTCCAGCCACGCGCCCAGGCCGGTGTCCTCCATCTCCTCCGGCTTGACGCCCGGTGTCTTCTCCAGCATCGCCTTGAGGCCCTGCGGGGAGGCTGCGCCGCCCATCCTTTGCTCGACAGCCCGGCGCACGGCGGAGTAGAACGCCGGGGCCATCTCCGGCTCGGTGGAGTAGGGCGCTTCGGGCTCCCGCACGAGGCCACCTCCTTCCCCCTGTCGGGTCTGCTCAAGGCCCGCCAGATCGGGGTCGTCGCCCCTCTGGATACGACGCAGAACATCCAGCTTCCGGTCGATGATCTCGCTGCGCCGAATGTCCGATGTGGAGTTTGTGAAATGGATCAGGCGGACCTGCGCCGGGGACTTCGTGTTGCGCCTTGACACCCGGCCCAGGAGTTGGTCGAACACGTCTCCACTGTAGGGGGACGTGACGACGTAGAGGCTGCGAGGACGGTCGCCGGTCGTGTCGTCGAGGTTGACGCCCGCGCCCCCGGACTGCGGGGTCGCCAGGGCTACCCGAACGCGCCCGCTCTGGAAGTTGGCAATCTCGGCGGATTTGGGGTTGTCGCCGTAGATGCGGGAAAACTTGATGCCTGCGCCATCCAGGGCCTCGGCCATAGCACCTATGAAACCGGGGTCCTGTCGTTTCAGGGCCTTGATTAACTGCGGGTTCACGGTTTCGGCCACGACAACAACCGACCGGCCCGCTTCCAGGTCCTTCTTCAACTGCTCCAGGACGTGCGGGACCTTCTTGGACTCCACCCACCGGCTAAGCTCCTGCAACCTCTCCCCCGCGAGTTGTCGCTTGACTGGACCCGGCGGAACCTTCTGGATCTTTTCGTCCCAATAGTTCTCGATGTGGAGTTGTTCATCGGCCAGGTCGCGGCCCATCGGCATGGACTGAACTTTAAACTCCCCGAAGAATGGGTATTCCCGCCGGATGGCCCCGAAGTTTCGGATAGCCTCATCGCGCATCTTGACGATGTTGTGGATGACGTCTTCCCACCGATGGTTCTCCGTGAGCCGTGGGACCTGCACCACGCGGTCACCGCGAACTTCCGGAACCAGCTCAAATCCCAGGAGACTCTGAATGGTGGCCTCCGACTTGCCGGTGATCTCGTGGAAGAAATAGGTGGCGGCCTGCGGGCTGTCCATCGGGGTCGCGGTAGCATAAACGCGCTTTTCTGCGTTGACGCCTTTGGCCGCAGCGGTCTTGGCTGCATACAGGTTCTTGAGGTTGTGGGCCTCATCGAAGATGACCAAGCCATACTCGCCCCCTCCGATCCGGCCGTCCCGTAGCATGTTGTAGGTTCCGATCCTGACCGGCGACTGCGCCACGGCGTCCGGGGAAAACAGTGAGGGGATGGAAATACCCCCCTCCCCCGCGAGGATCGGGACACCGAGGGCAACGGCATCTTCCCGGTAACTACCGTCGATGATCTGTTGCGACTGCGTGATGATCAGGGAGGGTTTGCCGGTCTTGCGGGCATACAGGTAGGCCAGAAGAATACCTTCCCTGCTCTTTCCCATCCCGGTCCCATCGGCCAACAGAAACGCCTTGTTGCCCCGATCAAAGCCCGTCCAGGCCAGGTTGACGAAAAGACGCTGGTGCTCATCGACGTTATATTGACCTTTGGCGATGTACTCTGTGGGAGCCGGGATCTCGTCCAGGGCAGGCATGACGATGCCAGGCCGGACAGGGCGGCGCACGGCACGGGCAACCTCGTAGGGCGCGGGGGCTTCGCGGATGGGTCCACCACCAGGCCCGCCGGACACGTCCAGGCCATAGAACGCGGCGGAGGGCTGGGTCTGGTTTGATCCGACCTTGCGCCAGAGTTTCGTTCCGCCGATGGCCTTCAGTTCCCACTCGCCGTCGAAATGCGGCTCGTCGGCGGACTGAACTGTGATCTTTGCCCCTACGGGGTAGACGTCGAGTCGGGCAGCGAAAGCGTCTTCAGACTCATCCTCAGTGGGTTCGGGATGACCCGGGGGGGACTTGGGCAGGACACCACCGCGGCCGGACTGTAAAATCGCCGCTGCGGTTTTGGCGTCTATGACATCGGTGGGAGGAGAGGCGTCCAGGCGATCAAAGGGGACCGCGATCTGTGCCCCGCTCTTTTCGTTGTAGAGCGTCGCCTTCGTGCCGTCCGTCGTTCCCCGGTAGTTGTAGGGCATTCCGTTGATGTAAACGGTATCGCCCACTTTCGGGCGCTCAGGGGTTAAGTCGGCAGGTTCTCCAACGTCGGCGGGCTGTGGTCCTTGCCGTTGGGGGACGGCGGGCTGACCGGCATCGGGGGCACGTCCGGGTGTCGCTGGCGGAGATACCGAAGCCACCCGGCTACCTGCGCTGGTTTCGCCTTCCCCAAAAATGGTAGTTTGAGCATCTGGCTCTCCTTCAACCTTCTCAATGGCGGCCGTAAGCAGGGTTTCTGGGCTGGCTATTTGCCCAGACCCAAATAACCCCACTTGCCGGGGGTCGCCCTGCTGCTGCGCCAGTTCCGCGTAGTATTTGAACGCCTGCGCGATCTTCTTTCCGCTGCGCCCGTAGCGGCTAAACACGTTTTTCAGGACGGCCTTCGCCAGGTCGCTCGTCTTGTCGAAGGGATCAATCTGTTGCAGGTATTCATCGACCGAGTGCCCCATATCCTTCAGGGCCGACAGCTTGTTGGCGGCCTCGGCAATGTGGGGCGCGATGTCCAGCGCGGGAGCAAGCGTCCCCTGCGCGACCTTCGACTTGACTGCCGCCAGGTCCGCCGCCGCCTTAACCATCGCCGCTGTGACGTGCTTGGCCGTATCGTCCCCGGATCGTTCAGCAAGGCGTCCGATGGCCGCCGGGTCCCCATAAAGATACGAAAAAACGGCGTTTCGGACACGCCTAATTCCACTGTCGCCCAGCTTCCCGCCAGGGGCCAAAGCCGTCCTTTCGTTTGCGGGGACACTCTGCAAAAACCGTCGTATAAATTCCGCGTTTGTGAAGGCTGTTATGCCGCCGTCTTCGTCGGGGTTGAACAGGCTTATAATTTCACTGACAGCCCTCGTGTCGGCCATCGCTTTCTCTGTGGCGGACATCTCTTTTGTGACAGAGACGTTGATGGTCTTTGCGAACTCCGCCCGGTTCGGAACGCCACTCTTGCGAATACGTATCAGAATAGGCTGTTTCGCAGAAGCGACAGACTGAGGGTCCAGGCCAAACTTCGCGGCATTGTCTGTTATGAACTTGCGGTAGGCGTCTCTTTTTTGGGCGTGGATCGGGTTCTGGTATATCCTGCGAATAGCCGTTATTCGGGCATTTCCACCTTCGGTTTGCCCGTCTTCTCCAAGCATGGGCGCTCCGTGCCCGGCGTTTGGGTTCTCGCCTACAAGCTCTGGCGTGAAGTTGTTGACAATATCGGAAACCCGAAGTTCTAAGTCTCCGGCGGTTTCCTTGCGCGGCTGAAGCTCTTTCTGGTAATCCGGGTTTAGGTTCAGGGCCGTGTCGTGGGACACGATGGGCTGGTCCGCCTCCACCAGGGCATAGCGGAACGTGACAGATTGATTGTCGGGCGTGTAGGCCACACCCTCTGCTCCCCCTGCCACCGGGCGCAGGGCCGGGCGATCCACTGGCGCGTCACGCGGAACCTCCCCCGCAGGACCGGCCTCCGCTGCCACCGGGCGCGAGCCCCCCTCCGGGGAACGCACTATTGAGTACTGGTCAATCTTGTCCACGTTAAACAGAACAAGCTCATGCTCGCTCCGTTGAGCGCCGTCATATCCCATCGCCCGAAGTTTTTCTGCCGCCAACTTTCCCCAATTTTTTCCTTCCCCCATCGTTTCTACAGCAACCTTCGTGGCAATCTCTGGGGGGGCCAAGCGGGTATCTTCTTTGAATTTCACTTCATAAAGATAGGGCCGTTTTCCTCCTCCCCATTCGGGGGCAGTTTTCGTGGAAAAATATACTCCCGCGATCTGATTAGAAGAGACTTTCGTTACATCAAACTTTTCAACCGAAACCGGGGCCGCATGATAAACAACAGGGGGCACAGGTATTTCAACTGGCGGAGTAGCCTTTCCCACCTCAATCGCGGCCGTCGCCCCAAGCGGACCGGTTTCCTCCGTGCCTACGGTTTCAACCTCAGACTTAAGGATTCCAGCAGGCGGAGGGGGTGCGGGAGGCTCCCCCACCTCCACGCGCCCCTGCTCCGCGACCGGCGGACGGACGGGCGTCTCCCCCTTCGCCGCCTCCGCCCTGCCTTCCCCTTCGGCGGTGCTCAGGGACCGCCCTTCGGCTACGCTCAGGGCTGGCCCTTTCAGTGTCAGGTAAAGGTCCATCTGCGACATCTTCAGGCGTTCGGCGGCCTTGCCCAGGCTCTCCCCCCCCTTGCTCAGGACGCCTTGCTCGAACAGCGCCGTCCGGCGATCCGCCGGGATGGAGTAGTAGCGCGGCCCGATGGTGTTGGGGTCGATACCCACCACACCCTGAGACACGAGGGCCAGGGGATCTCTCCCCTCCGGGGGCTGCTCCTGCGCGGCCAGGGTCTCCCGGACCTCAGCGTCCGACATCCGCACCAGGGACTCCACCGGCAGGCCCCGCCGGAGAGCAATGTCCCTGAGTTGGCCGGGTTCGGTGATCTCCCCCCGCCGGAGGGCCTCGTCCTGGGCATCCTGCGCGGCCTGGGTGCGGGCCTGGATGGAGGCAGCGGGGCGCATCACGGACGGGCGAGCGCCAGGGACGACCCCCGGCAGGATGCGGGCAGGAGGAGGAACCGGGCGAGATTCCTCCACCGTCGTCCTGCCAGACGGCGACGTGCCAGGCACAAACTCCTCCGCCCGGACCATGCCGGGTAATGTTCTGGACAGGACCAGGCGCTTGCGGAGGTCCTCGGCGGCGCGTTCTGCGACCCTGACATTGGCCTGCATCGCCATCCGTCCCACGCCCCTGACCCCCGTGTGCATCACACCACCGCCGACCACCCCCATAAGCCCGGACGTGAAGGGCTGGCCTTTGGCCTCCGGGTTGTAGGTGCGCTCGGCGGCGGTCTGAGACACATCCTGAAGGATCTCCTGCCCTCCCTCCATCTCCATTGCCTTGAGGACATCCGGGATACTTTCCCAGATCCGACTGACGGCCTTCGCACCGGGGACTTTCTGCACGACCTCAGCGGCCTTGCTCAGGACTTTCTCCGTACCGGGGACGCTCCCGAACAGCCGGATAGCCATTGGAGAGACCAGCAACATGTTCGCGACGAAGATGCCCGAAGCCAGGGCGACGGCGTCACCATCGGACAGCCCGGCCTCTTTAGCTCGGTTCCAGGTCTCCCCGGCCTCCATCAGGGACTCGTCCGCAGCGGCGGCCAGCGGGCCACCCACCGAGCCGGTCGCTACGAAGGAGAGCGCAGAGACGGCGGTATTAGGCAGGGTGTAGGCCCACCAATTCAGGTCTCCGAGCAGGTCAAAGTTGATCTTCCAATTCTCCACAATGTCGCGCTGGTGGGCCTGCTGCGGCGCGACGGCCTCCAGGATGGGTCGGGTCGTCTCCTTGATTTTCGCGCCGACGGCCTTGATCCCCCTTCCGGCCATGGACACCTCCGGCCTGGGGGACCACCCCATGACCGATCCGATAGTTTCAAGCGTCCCGCCCCGGCTTTCGGCCAGCCCGGCCACGGCGGCGATCGTACCGCGCGCTGCGGACTCCGGCAGGGAGGGAACGCGCTCTGGGGCAAACTCCGGGGTGTAGAGGGGTTCAGGGTGCTTGAGGGGTACGGCAGGCTCGGTCGGCGCAGGCTGGGGCACAGCAAGGGGCTGGACGAGCTGGCCGAACCCGACGCGAACGGCCCTCAGGCCGGGGACCAGGCGTTCGGCAGCAGTCGGTTCCAGACCGGGCGTGATAGCCGGCATGGAGGGCTGGTCCTCGAAGAACAAGCGATCTGGGGGCGGTCCCGCCAGCCCGGAAGTCAGCCGGGCGGCATCCTGGATGGTTCCCCGCAGGGCGTCCCCGGACTCATATACCTCTTGGCTACCCATTCCGCCATGCGCACCGTCGGGTGCTTTGCCAAGCGCAGCCGTCGTGCCGGGGGCCGTGAGACGGGAGATGGGCGCGGAAGGCGGGGTGACGAGCTCGGGAGGCGTGCCAGGGCCAACGAAAAAGTCGGCCCTGAGTTGCCGCCTGAAATCATCAAGCGTGCCAGGGGACGGAGGAACGGAGATCAAAGGCTCCAACCCATCCCCCGACACATCACCAAAGTCGGCCCTGAGTTGCCGCCTGAAATCATCAAGCGTGCCAGGGGACGGAGGAACGGAGGCCAAGCCCGTCCGGGAGACCACTGGATTCGTACCCTTGTCCAGGTCATCCTTTGTCTTAATGACCCTGGCGACGTATGCCTTCGTCAAGGGTCCAATTGCAGCCGTGGAACCATATCCCGCGTGATAGGCGGTCAACGCTCTGTCCGGATCGCCTTGGGACCACACGAGCAAATTCTTGATGTAGCGAACGCCTCCCCGGATGTTTTGCAATGGGTCGTGGAGATTGCGCACGCCCAGATCACGAGCCGTGTCCGGCATCAGTTGCATCAGACCACGAGCGCCTTTCGGCGAGACGGCGTTAGTGTCCCCCGCAGACTCATTCTCCACGATGGCCCGGATCAGATTGGGGTCCACCCCCGCTCTTTTAGCCTCAGCCTCAATGATTGAATCGTAATAAGTTGGCATGTAAACTACTGAGAAAGAAGAACATTTTTGTATTTGGCGACATACCTTACTGCGGCTTCTTCATTCATGCCGACTTTCATTGCATTGACAATGGCAACCTCAACATTCATGGTGGTCCAGTTGGATTTATCGGCAATCTCTGACACGGCGGATTTCACATTGAACGGTTTGGCGGGCTTCTCTGTGGGCAATGGCACACCCGTCCGGGCCACCGGAAGCGGAGATGCAGACGAAGGCGAAACCGAGGGGGCGGAAGTCGAAGATGCAAGCGGGGACGTGTAGGACAGCCCGGACCGGATGCCGGATGGCAGGCCGGAGATGGGAACTTGAGCGCCAGCGCCCCCTCCACCAGCTCCGCCGCCAGAGGAGGGCCTCCGAATCTCCACAGGCGACAGAGAATTGTCCGGGTTGATCAGGTAGGGGACCTGGATGACGGTTCCATACCCATCATTCAAAGATTCGTTCTTAAGGAGAAACCTGCTCTGCAGATCTCTGGGCGGGTTCCGGTTAGGTTCGTCAAGATTGCGAATCTGCGCCTCAGTAGCCCGCTTCTTCAGTTCCCGGTCCTCTTTGGTTTCCGTCTGCTTGCGACGGAACTCCTCGACAGCAAACAAGTTCAGGGCATCCGACAGATCGGGGTCCGGTACGCCCGTCTCCCGCACACGGGCGACCTTTGAGCTGGTGGACCCTTCCGCAAAACCTTTCTTGGCCCGCTCCTCGGCGTCTCTGGCTCGCTTCTCGGCGTCCCCGGCCCGCTCCTCGGCCTTGAGCGCCAGGCCCGACCGGAGGGCGCGGTCTTCGTCGCGCTTTCGGATCTCCTCATTTTCCAGCCCAGACTTTCGAGCGGACTCAAATCCTGCCGTTAGTCCCAAAAGTCCCTGCCCGGCCGCGGCCAGTGCTCCCCTTCCACCCCCCATAGCCGCGCCGATGCCGGTGGTGATCCCCAGGCCAGCCAGGGCTATGAGGACCTGCGACCAGTTGATGCTGCCGTCGGGGCGGGTATGCCTTTTAACTGTCGCGGCGACATCGGGTTTGGGCTGATTACTGCCAAGCAGACGCCCCCCGGTAAGCCCACTCAGCGTGGGAGCGTCGAAGTCCGACGGCGCGGGATCAAACGTGTCTAAGGTTGTGCGAGGAAAAGCTGCCATATTCTACCCTTTGATGTCACCCAAACCGATACTTACGGATAGACCTTCGGTTCCAAAGCTCACTCCTGCATGGGGTCCCACATCTCTGGAGGTGTTGTCGGAGGTGGACTTGCTCCGGCCCAGGTAAGCCGCGGCTGCGCCCAGTACGGCGGTAGCCAGGGTACCGACCAGGGCGGCTGTAGTGGCATCGTCAAGGCTCTTCAACCTTTCCTTGTCAAGGCCCAGTTGCTCTGCAAAATTGGAGAGGTTCATGTCGAAAGACTTATTGAATCGATCTTGATCATCCTTGAACTGCTCGCGCTCCAGGGAGGAGACGGACTGCTGTGATTTCTTCGCCGTGTAACGCTTCTCGTCATCTGCGGTGGACAGGGGGGAGGCCAGGGCAACAGAAGCATCGAGGGTTTCCTGGAGCTCATCCATTGTAATCTGGCCGTCATCATTCATGTCGAAGGCTTGGTTGTAGCCCTGGTCGGCACGGTTCAAGGTGGCCCCATTCCGCTTAGAGAGGACTTCAAACATCGAAGTTGCGTCATAGGCCGTGAACGCCTGTGACTCGTCTGGCTGAAGTTTTTCGATAGGCAGGCCGTCATCGCCGTAGACGTATCCTCTGGCCCTCGTCAGGTAGTCACGGGTGTTGATAGAGAGGTTCTTATTAAACTGCCGGATCCCCTCTGTGAGCTTTTCGCGGTCGAGTGCGAGGGTCTTTGAAACGGCGTTGATCTGGCTGGTCACTTGTTTTGCTTGCATCGTGGTGAAGGTCTCTCCCGTTGCGGCCAAGATACCGTTGGTCTGCCCGTACCTCATGTCCTCCAGGTCCACTCTCCCGTTTCCATCCAGGTCCATCGCCACGTCGTAGGGCTTTCCCTCGGTGGAATCCCTGAACGCCTGCGCCCAATCTCCCCAGGCCGCCTTTCCTGGCGCGGCGTCGGTCCATCCAAGCTGGTCGGCCAGGGCTGACTTCTCCTTAACTTTCGTTCGTCGCGTGTCCTCGGCCAAGGTCGCGTAAGCCAGTTTCTGGTTTCGATCCATCTGTTCCCAGGCTAACGTCCCCTGCCACTTCTGTGTGCCGTCCTCCTGCTCGACAAATCTCCCGCCATAGGTTCCCTCTTCTTCCAGGGACACGATCTTTTTCTGTAGCGTGTCGGACTTCAGGTTGGTCAGGGGGTCCGTGTAGGTCCCGATAGCCGCACCCTGTTTAGCCGCCCGGTCCACGGCGGCATTGAGGGCATCGATGGTGTCGATCAACTTAGGAGACCCGTCCGAGTTTGCGGTTCCAGTCGGATCAATCACCTTTCCGGTCAATTGAGAGGCCTGGAGTTGACCTTCAAGCGTGAGGTAGACCTTCTTGGTATTCGGATCGGTATAACCTCCGTAGAGTTCTTCCATGATGGTTCTCTGCTTGAAACTCTGCTCAAGGGCGGCCTGAGTGTTATAAGAGACTCCCGTATCCGGGTCAACAAACTTCCCCGTCTCCCGACCCGCGATAGCAGCTCTATCCATCGCGGAGTTCTGCCGGTCCAGAGCCAATTTTCCGCCCGACAGGGTATCCTGCCAGGCCCTTTCCGTTTTTCCGGTATCTGGATTGTATCGAAAAATCTCTTTTCCGCCAAATGCCTCGCTGGTCTGAAGTCCCAATCTCTGCGCGTCTAAGGTGTCGCCGTAAATCTGCTGACCATTGGCATCCCTCGCGGGCGTGCCGTCGGCCCTGAGCAACGGAAGCTTGCCGGTCAGTCCGGCGGTGGTAGCCTGTTGGCCAAACTGCTGTGCCTGAGCCAACAGGGTGGGGCGGAACGTCAGTGCACCATTGGCCCCTCTTGTGGTGATTCCGCCGTAAAGCTCTTGCTCGCGGCGGCTGGCCTCTCGACGCCCAAGTTCCGTCTCAAGTGATTGTGCTTGCTGCGCCAGGGTGGGGACCTGGACTTTCAGAACCCTTCCGTCAGAAACCGACAGAGTCCCGTCGTTGGGGTCATATCGCCCGATGTAATTTTCCTCCCCATCATAGGCATCCCTACCGTTTCTGACCGTGATAGGACGTCCATCCGGGAGAACGAGACCTGCGCCGAAGGTCGTAGCGGCCTGGATCGCTTCGTTGACCTTGCTGCGCCTAATCTCCTCGGCAAGGTTACCCTCGGTGACGGCGATTCCCCGGCCCTGTAGGCCCTCGACAGCCCTGTTGCGTCGGGATTCCTCGGTTTCAGTTCCCGGCGCTACAGTACCCGACAACCCAAATGTGGAGGCGCGCCTGAGCTCAATGTCAGCCTCTTGGCCTGTCTTTGCCAGGGTCTGCCGATCATCCAGCATCCCCGTCAAGCCCGAAGTCCTCATCTTCTGGCTGAACGCCTGCTCAAGGGCGGCCTGGGTCTGGTAATATCGCCCCGTCGTCGGGTCAACGAACTGCCCTGTCTCCCGACCCCTGGCTATGGCCCTCTGAAGCTCCGCGTTCTGAGCCTCCAGGGTCTGCTGCCCGTCCAACGTCCCCATCAAGCCCGAAGTCCTCATCTTCTGGCTGAACGCCTGCTCAAGGGCGGCCTGAGTCTGGTAAACCCACCCTGTCGTCGGGTCAACGAACTGCCCCGTCTCCCGACCCCTGGCGATGGCCCTCTGAAACGCCGCGTTCTGCGCCTCCAGGGTCTGCCGATCATCCAGCATCCCCGTCAAGCCGGCCTCGGAGATGCGCTCTCCAGCCCTGGCAGATCGCGCTGCCTCGGTAAGTTGCCATGTGTATCTGCCTGTGTTGGCGTCTTTCACGAATTGGCCACCGGCCTGCCCAGCCTCTCGCATGAGCTGCTCTGCCTGGGCGATGCTCAACTGCCCAGTCTGGATGCGGTCTGCCAGGGAGGTGGCTGCCCGCTGTGCTTCAATGTCGGCCAGAGTGCGCTGCGCCGTTAGGGTCCTGGGCGCTGTTGCCGCAGGGAGGCCACCCGGGCCCGTCGCCGCGTCCGGCGTCCAGCCGGGGGGTGGCTCCTCCCCGTAGGCGTCCCGGTAAGCCTGCCGGGCCTGCTGGTCGAGAGCTTGCCTGGCCATGGTCGCCTGCCCGTCCAGCATCCCCGTCAACCCCGCCCGCGCCACCTCCTGCCCGGCAACTTGCCCCTGGATGCCCGCCGCCAAACCCGTTCTGGAGACCAAAGACTGGTCCGCAAACTCCCGATCCTCCTTCTTGAGGGCGCGAAGTTGCTCCCCTGTGGCCGTGACAAGCCGCTCCCCGATGTCCCCGAACTCCCCGACGAGCGCCCCGGAGTGGAGCAACCCGGAGGAGATAGCCCGCTCCTCGGCCTGCTTGCGCGACACGTCCGCAGACTCGTTGAGCCGCCGAATGGAGTCTCGATAGTACTGTTCTTCCTCCTCCGGCGTTTTGTAGATGGACGTGGGGGTGTCACGCAGGATACCCAGGCCCTTGCGGGTCAGGGCAGATCCCAGGGGGTCGGGGTTAAAGCCGTTGCCATTGGCAGCCCCCCTGAGCCGCTGCCCGACGTGAGACGAGCCGGTCCCGGTCAGGGGCGTGGCGTTGGTGTTGGACAGGTCTACGGTGTCGCCTAAGCTCAGGCCGGACGACGGTCTGCGCATGGCGCTCCCGCCCTTGCTCCGGTCGAGCAGGCCAGTCGAGCCGGTGAATCTGAGTCCACGGCGGTTACGTGCCATCGGCAGGCTCCACAAGGCGTTTCACTTCGTCGTCAGTCAGGCCGCACTTCTTCAGGGCGTCCGAAAATGACTCTCTGATCTGGAGCTCAAACAGGTCCACGTTGCCGTCCCGCGAGGCGGTAGCGGCCCTGTAAATGCGCCCGGAGAGGAGAAACAGGCGGTCAGCAAGGTTGAAGGCTTCGGATATGGTCATCGAATAAACCCTATGCTCATGGCGTGGTTATCACCCTTGGCAGGGGCAAGTTGAGGGCCATAGCGCCCGACACCGCCTTGCGCTGAAGATCGCGCACCTTCTGGCGTTCGTCGGATGCGTTCTTGAGGGCATCCCGGCGCACGGCCTCGGATGCGTTTGCCGCAGCCTGGTAGTAGCGCAGAGCCGTCAGGTAGGCATTGTGGGCCTCGGCGTAGCGGTCCAGGGCCAGCCCAAGAGCGATCAGGCGTTTGAGCCGGGCGTTCTCGTCGGTGGTCAGAAATCGGGTGCGCTCCTGTTTCACCAGGGCAGACACCCACTGCGTGACCTCCTTCATCAGAAAGTCGTGGACCTCAAAGCTGACCGCCGCGACGGTGACGGCCTCCTTCGGCAGGGGAGCCAGCGTCCCGGCGCAGGACAGGACGAAAGCCCACACAGCCAGGTTGAGCAGAACAAGCGTCCAGGCCAGGATGAGTCGCTTCATGACCCGTTCCCCGGCCTGTTCACGGCGCTGTCAGCCGCAAAACCCGCAACGAAGGCGTTCAAGAGGGAGATAGGCAGGCTTGCCCCATCCACCTGAAGGGCCAGGGTTACGGATGCGGCCACGGCAAACGCCGGGATGGTCCTGGAAAAGAACTTTTCCAGAAACCACCTTCGGAACACGACAAATTCAGACGCATCTCCGTTCTTGCCCTCCTCGATACGCTTTTTGAAAACGTGCGCAATCTGCCCCACGAACGCCGCAAGCACCGCCAGCAGGCGGGGGAAGTCTGTCATGTCGAGTCCAGCCATGTCATCCTCCTCATTTTGCCAATTGTCCCTTAATTTCCGACAACAGCATGTTGGACTGTTGCTGCGCCACGATCAACTTTTCTACGCCTTCGTGAATCCTCTCCGACATCTCCACTTCTTTTTCCATGTGTGGCAAAAGTTTGACTTCAAGGTTTTCGACAGCCCGCCGGGTCCCTGTCCCATTGGTCCCGGTACGGGTATTCCACCTGTCCACACCCATCTGTATCCCCTTCCATCCCCCCATTGCCGTTGCTATCGCCGCCAGCATTTCAAAGTATGTAGTTTCCATGCCCGACTCTCCTATGCTACCCACTGTTTGACCCGTGCGCTCCTGAAAAACCTGAATCTGTCCGTCTGCACCGTCGGTGTCATTCCGTCGCCTGTCGCCCAGGGAGGCGGCTTGCTATCCATACTCTTGTCGTAGTAGTGGTCGCTCCCTTGCGTGGTGTCGGCGCTGGCCCCGGACACAATCATTTCCGAGACTTTGCAACAGACATCCCAAACGACTTCAGCCTCATAGTTGAGTGGGTCAAGAACTTTGGGGAGGTTCGGGTCCGAATCCATTGTCCAGGAGAATTGAAAGGGCTTCAGAATCACGGATGCCCATCCCGCATTTCCAACGGGGGCCTTGAGATGCCAATGCACCCGGTTGCGGATGACACATCCCACCTTCTGCTTATTGTCCAGAGATGCGCCTCTTGCCTCGCCGAACAGACATCGCGCCAGTATCGCGCCGGGGGGGAGGTCGCCAAGTTCAGGCTTGCTGATTTTGGCTCCCCACAATCGGTATTTCTCGTCCACGCCAGACTCCTATGTCACACGGCCACACTCCGTGTTTTTCTTTCATGCCGTCTGTTTGGGATCGTTGACCGCACTCCCATCCTCGCGGATCATCTCCGTAGGATGACCGCACTTCTGACATCGACTAAACTCTGTATTCCATACGCGCCCACATTTCTCGTTCGTGCAGCGCCATTTTGCATTGTAGGGCTTCATCTTAACTTGCACCAGATCAACTTTGTTATTAATGGTTCATTCTCCCATATTACTGCTGTTTGCGCCTTCCCAATGGTTTTGTTCCGAACAAGGGTTTCAGACAATAATCCCAAATTACTCACCGTCTGACGCTCCGCGTATCCTGCCTTTGTAGACGGCGATAAAAGATCGCCAATGGCAATATTGCCTCCCGTGTTCGTAACCAATATAACCCCAGTGCCGGATACCCGAATCCGCCCAACTATTCCAGAAGTCTTTCCTTTTCGAGCAACAGTTGTAGAATCGGCTACACTCATCTTATGTAAGAAAATGCCGAAGACTGCTCCATCATCTCTATCTAAAGTTTTTCTGACTAAAATTAAACTGTCTCCACGAAAAGAAACAAGGGAGACAACCGCTCCAGCGTTGAGTATTTCCTGAACCTCGACGGTTTCAACCTCGTCCGCTTTGGCGGAGGATACCAACAAAAGCAACGCTAAAATAACCCACATATCAAAATCCTCACTGAGCTAAAAACCCATAAAACTGAGTTTGCGTACCAGCCAAATCTACTACGTCACTCCCCTCGCCTGCAATGTTGAGAGTTACTGTGGCTGTATCAAGTGCATCCATATCAGCGAGAACCGAACCGGAAAGAACAAGTTCACCGTTAATGGAATCCTGCATAGTGTCACCCAAAAAGATATTATATGTTTTATTCGATGTAATAATTTGCAAGTAAGTTCTTGTTGCAGAGGTTGTGATTCCACCCAGGGAAACAATTACACCAAGTATATAACGCCCTGTCACGGGTGCGGTAAACGTACTCGGCAACGTAAAATCACCTGCTTGATCAAAAGTTTCTGTGTCAAATGCAATAGTATAAGAGGTCCCTGCGCCCGTGACGTTTAATATATTTCCACTGCCGGTTACCATGAAGGATGGCTGTCTGGGAAAGGTGTGTCTCCCTGTCCATTCCTTGTTCCCGGAAAGTGTCCCGGCCATGTCGCTCCCTGCCACGCTTGCGGCACGTATAACTACGCTATCTACGGCATCTATGCGCAGGTTAGCCCTGGAAACGCCCCCAGCATCTATGCTGGCAGAGTCGATACCGGATGTGACGGTCGCGCTATCCAGGGTGACGTTCTGCGCGACGATGGAATCCGCGTGAAGGGCCTGCCACATAAACGTCGGCAAACCCACGCGTCCGGTCCGGTCCGTCTTGGGCCGGATAAGCGTTCCGTCCAGAATGAGCGTGCCGGAGGCCACGCTATCGGCGGCCAGGACCTGCACCCTTGCGGTGTCGCCGGTGAAAGACCGGACGCGCTTGGTAGGCGTGCCGAAGTAGGTATTGAGGTCGTTGAGGGGATGGAAGAAGAAAGTGTTGTCGCCCCTGGTCCCGTTGGCGTCTGAGTAGAAGGTGTCCACCTGCGCGGAGTCGAACAGGGCCTTGCCGTAGTTTGTGAAGGTCCACCCGGTCAGCATGATATGGTCTGCCGAGTCCGTCACCGTCGCAATGAATTTCGCCGCCGCCGTGAACCGGTTGTTGTCAAGCTGATTCAACTCCGCCGCCGACGCCGTGATGTTGGTCACAAAGGCGATGTTGTTGTTGTTGTAGCTGATGAGGTTGTCGAATTCCGCGTTCAGGTCGGCGGCGTACAACTTCTCCGACGTCCAGTTCTTTACGCGGGCCACGTCGGTGGTGGCCCCGGCAGGGAAGGGAAACAGGGCCAGCAGGAGGAGGATGGACAGGATTCTTTTCATCATCGAGAAACTCCGGGGCCGGACCTCATAGGAACCACGTAATAGCCCAGGCCGTAAAGATCGAACGACTTGGCATTGGCGGGGAGGTTCAACTCGAACTGCGCGTAGCGGGCGCTCCCGCCCTGCCGACCCCACCATTGCGCGTAATCGGAACTCGCCAGCGTATCCACGTCCAGCGTGAACTCGTCCAGGACCGTGCCGGTGGTCCCGACGGTGACGGCCCGGCTTTGCGTGGCCGTGATGTTGTAGAGGGTTGTGTAAATCGTGCCCACCTTCTCCGTGTCCGCCGCCACCTCCATCAGGACTCGCCTGAAGTTCTTTTTTGTCCCCGGCGACCCCAACCCCATATAACCTGTCTTGACCCAGGCCGCAAAGCCCGTCCCGTCGTCGTCCAAGCCGGTGTTTTGCTTGTAGATCAGATAGTTGGAGTAGTCGCCCGAATAGATGTGCCGGTTGAGGTTGGAGTCAATCACCTGCGCCATGACATTGGCGTTTATACCGCTGTAGACCCCCACCCACTTCTGAAAGTAGGTGTCCCACGCCAGCACCCGGTTGTTCGTCGTTTGTGCGCCGCCCTCGGTAGCGGCCACGGACACGGCAAACCAGACCTGTTGCAGGTCCTCCAGGTAGGCCCCCTTGATATGGGGGAAGCGGTTCTTCGGGATCTTCTTCCAGAGTTGTTCAATGGATCCCCCGATGTAGTTGCGCGGCCCTATAGTCATGTCCGCACCCATCCGGTAAAAGCCGCTGTAGGACGGCCAGTACAGGACCCCCCCGGCCTCCACCACACCCTGCGGGGCCGGGCATCCCACCGAGTCCGAGATGCGCCCGATGCCGAAGGCCGACGCCCCCGCGCCGTTGGGGTTGTGGTAGAGGAAGAAAGTCCCGATGTCCTTGAACAGGATCAGGACCTCCCCGTCCCCACCGTCCGTGCCCCGGAAGAAAGGCTTGGCGACCGTTCCGTATCGTCCCGTCCCCCGGTAGACCGCCGCGATCTGGTTGGTCGGCCAGGTCGTGGCCGTGTCGATCTTGGACCACACGACGTTTTCCGGGTAGTCCGTCCCGCCGAAGGTGCAGTTCCAGAAAACGAGTCGGTTCTTGAACGTCGCTACGGATACGGCCTTTGACGGTGGAGAGGTCGTCAGGGCCGCCGCGTTGCCGGTTCCATTCCACGCGAAGGGGGCGTTGATCCCGGCGGTGACGTCGCTCTGGCATCCGACCAGCAGGTCCCGGAACACCGTCATCACCACCGGCTTGTCCTGCCCCGCCGTGAGGCTGGCCGTGCCCGTGATGGCCCCGGTGTTGTCTTTCTGGATGGCCGTCCCGTAGGTCGTGACCAGGTAGCGGGTCCCGCCTAAACGGACCTGCGCCAGGCCGTGCGCGGGTTCCGAGGACTGAAACGAGGAGGCATAGACGGCGTCTTGCCCAGCCCGGCGTCTCACGTGGCCGTCGCGAGCCACGTAGAAGTTTCGGATGTCCGCAAGCTCGTTGTCACGCAGGGCCAGGAGGTTCTTGGAGTCATTGAGTCCGCCTTCCCAACCCCGGTAGATGACCGGGATCTGCCGGGATGCCATGCGTCACCTCACCACATCGTCAGCTACAAGCCCCGTCCTTTGGACGGGGTAGTTGACTCCTCTGTCCCATCCTCATCGCCAAACCCCGCGACGATAGCCAGGACCAGCAGCCCGAAGAACCCCTGCGTCCCCCAATTCAGAACTCGAAAGCCGCAAGGTTCATCCAGCACCCCGATCGTGGGGTCCCAGTACTCCCTATCCAGATGTTGACAAACCACCACGCCATGGATGAAGTCGTGGGAGATCAGAAACAGGGCCAGGGCCGCGCCCCACACGTAAGGAGCCATGTAGAAGGGCCAGAAGGGGGACTTCATTTTCTCAGCGCCTCCCCGATGTCGCCCTCTGTCACGCCCTCCTTCTCCAGGGCCTCCGTGACCGTCTCGTCTATCTTAGCAGGCAGGCGCTCCGGGGAGATGTTGAGGATGGCGATGATGTTCTCCGTGGCATTCGCCATGATGCGCCGAATGGCCTTTTCCTGTCGGGGGTCCACCTTAAAACACCTCCACTTTGAGGTTGAGTTCCCTACACGCCAGAAGGACTCGCTCCATCGTGTCCTCCAGGTTTCGGTTGTTCCGGGGCAACCCCTTTAGCAGTTGCGCCAGCCTCGCCTCGTCTCTGTCGTCCCTCGTAGATTTCTCCTGGAAATAGGCGATAGCCCCCAGGATGTCCAGATAGGCGTTGTGAACGCCCACCCACCCGTCAGTCAGCTTGCGCAGGTCGTTCAGGCGGGAGAGGCGCAACTTCTCAGGGGCCGCCAGAGGTCGGACCTTCGACAGGGCCACGAGATCCGCGATGGCCCGGACTGTCGGGGGTTTTACGGCCTCGAAGACATGCCCGGATCGGTCGGCCAGCCGCAGGGCGTTGTCGTAGGCGATCTGCTCAGGGGAGGGAGTCAGAGCCTCGACGGAGGCCGTTTCCGGGGTACCGCAACCGATCAGCAGGAGAGGGAGAACCAGAAGTCGTCTCATCTTTCACCCTTTCATCCAAACCTTCTTGAGCGCCACGCTCGCCGTCGTGTAGGCTTCCCCAGACATAATTACCTCCTCCGCGATGAGGTCTGATATCTCGAAGTAATCGTTGCCCGCCAAAAACTGTAGAATCACGCCCGCCGCGTTGATCCCGGCAGCCCCCAACACCCGCGCCGCGCCGACCTGCTGGTCGTCCTGGACCATTCCCCAGTGTTGAACCAGGCCATACTCGCCGTTAGGGATGTTGGACAGCGCCCCGTTGATGATCGTCCCGATCCAGACGCCCCGGAACAAGGCCAAGTTGTTCGCGGCCGGGATACCCGCGTCGATGCCGTTGAAGCCGGACACCAGCAGACAGCAGGGAGCGCCCTTGTTGATCGCGGAACCGGAGTTGTTGAGATAGGGCCAGATCTCGGAGGAGTGGTCGATCCGGTCCACATAGAGGTCCGGGGCCTGCGTGAGCCACCATTCGAGATTCGGCATCGCCCGTTACCATTCACCCTCTCCGTAGTCGAAATACGGCCCCAGGCCGATCTCGGTAGGCGGCCCACCGATGCCCTGGTAGTTCCCCGAACTCCCCATCGACATCACCATGTCCCGAAACATCGCCAGCGCCCGGTCCTCCCGCGTATCATCGGCCTGCTGGTAGCCCCGGTATTCGATGTACTTTTGCAGGACCAGTCGGTCGTCCTCATAGTACTGCGTGAGAGGGTCCGTTTCGAGGGTGAACTTGTTCAGCCTGGCGAAGTAGTCGAAGTAGATGACCGGGTGAGCCGCGATGTAGGTTGCGTCCGGGACGCGCCAGAACTTGAAGGCGTTGGGCCGGAGGGTGAAATGGACGATCTGGCCGGTGTTGTCCCAGGCCCGGTCCATCGCCCGAATCTCGAAGTCCTTGCGGTGAGTGATGGAGTTTTTGTCGTCCCGCACGGTATCCAGGTCAATGGCCGAAATCCGGGACACAAAGGAGTAGTCCTCCTCCCCCGCCGTCAGTGCGCCGATGGCCCCGGACGACCCGGATTGACCGGCAGTCCGCAGGGCCTCATATGCAAGTCCGTTCTCCCGCAGAATATGCCCGATCTCAAGCTGGCCCTCGTTGATCCAGGTCATGAACAGGGTCCGAAACGTGCCGATGCCCTCCAATTGCAGGGAGATTTCAGCGGCGTCGAACACGTCGTCCACGGTGGAGTAGATGGTGGTTCCGGCCACGGGCGGCTCCGGGTGCTACTTCGCTTTGGGTTTCGGCCCCCGCTTTTTGACCGCAGGCGGAGGCGGAGAGGGTTGTGTCGGGGCGTTCTCTCGCCTGTAGTGGGAGAGAATGAGTTCGGACAGGGCCAAAATTGAAGCCTGTGGGTGGGCCGGGATCGCCAACTGAGCGGCCCACGCCCGGATGCGGGCCTCGGACGCCTGCCGCACCTCGTCCGCAATGGCCTCCGGGGTTTCGGGAAACTCGTCTGGGTGGTCCAGGACATAACGGGCGGAGATCGGGTTGCGGACGATGTAACGGACGAACTCCGGGTCGCGCAGCGCCTCCACCCAAAAAACCCTGAACTGTGGTTGCGAGGGGGTACCCGCCCGCGAGAGCATCAGTTCCCGCACTATGTCGGGGTCCGTCACGTCCAGGACCTTCGCGCCCCCGTGCCGCTCCTGGGGTTCCCACGTCAGGGGGACCCCCCGGCGCAAGATGCTGATTCTGTCCTGTGGTCCTATGTATTCGAGAAGCACAACAAATATCCCTTGAGTTTGAAGAAACGCCCCGCCCCGCAAGAAGGCGGGGCGTCTCCGATGTTGAGGCGGACCGATCTCCCCTACTTGACCTGTGTGTGGGGATACCGGATGACGGGCGAGAAGGTCAACCAGGACGAGTCCGCTGAGGTACCGGCCCCATTGAACCGGATCCGCCAGTACGGAACTCCCCGCCCAATGGTGTCTCCGGCCGCGCCCCGGATCAGCCCTTTGGAGAGCCTGTACGCGACGGTGGTCGTATCCGTGACCTGGGAGAAGGTGTCCAGGAGGGTGATGTCGAACCACTGTGTCCCCTTGAACGGTGTGGGGGAGGTCGCCCCCTGAAGCCAGATGCCCACCGTGGTCGAACCCACAGAGGCCGTGCCCGTCCCCCTATGGCTGACCACGAACCCGTCCAAGATCGCGTTGATGGCCGGGATGGGGGCGCTGGTGTCGTTTCCAGCCCCGACGATCTTGAACAGGCCCATCTTGGCGGGGACAAACCACGCCGAGCCGGACTTGCCCATCGAGCCGGTGATGGACTTGAGCGAGTCAAAGAGCGCCACGCCCTCGGTAAAAGCCGGCCCCGCGCCCGATGACGCCTGCCGCTGCTGGGCCATGGAGAGTGCCGCAATCGCCAGGATCACCGTCAGCACAAACGTACTGCCAAGAAACTTCCTCACTTTGGATCACCTCCTATCAAATAACGGTGTTAGTGTTGGTGGAGCAGATAAGGGACGACTGATTTCCAACAGTGGTCCAGTCCAGGCGGGACGCGCCATAGACAGCCTCGTAGCCCCGCCCCTCGCGGGACTGAAGCTGGTCCTCGCGCAAGGTCGTGTACTTGGTTTCTCCGTCCAGGCCGAAGGCGATGGCGTGCGCCCCGGTGAAAATGGCACGGTGGATGTTCTCCCCACCGGCCACGCTGTCCAAGTTCGCCTTGAACGCCGACAGCCGGTTGTAGCTGAAGATGAAGACCCCGTTATAGCGCCCGCCCGCCGGGATGCCCCCCCACAGGGGATTGTCGTCCCCCCTGGGCGCAGCCCTCTCCGCGTTGGACTGCCAGCGCGGATCCTCAAAAAGATCTTGAAGCTGCTCTTCGGTGCAGACACAGATGAAGTCCTCTTTCCCCTTCCAGCTGGCAGGCACGAAGTTCTTGGCCCGCATGATGACCTTCATACGGTTGATGACCGACGTGCCGAACTTGTAAAGGCTGTTGTTGCAGGTGGCTTCCTTGTCCGCAGTCCATCCCTTCGCCTCCCCGCTGGCGTAGTACCAGTTGGGATGCTTCACCTGCGTCTTGAGGGTGTTCCCGACGCTATCGGCCTGCGCCAGGGACCGAGAATACCCGTAGAGAAAGGCGCGGGTGATGTCGTCCTCGACCTGTTCCTTTCCGTGCCTGCCCAGGGCCTCCATGTTCTCCTTGAGCACGTTGAAGTTCACGCGCCCCTGAGACACGCGGGCCTCGTTGAGTACGGTCTGATGCCGGACCACGCCGATCAAGGCGTCGTAGTAGTCGAAGGACTGCTCCTCCATGCTTCCGGTCGGGTCCGTGCCCTCAAACGTCGGGTTATTGGCCAACTTCCGGGCCAACCGCATACGGATGGTGTCGCCTCCTTTGCCCCGGTTCTTCCTGAACTCCTCCTTCTCCACGATGGGGTAGTATGCCTTATTGCCCACCAGGGAGTTTTCATTCCCGACATCCATGCCCATCAGCCCCGCCTCCCGCCAGAACAGCTGGGCGTAGACCTCGTGGTGCATGATGGTGTCGGGAATTCTGATGGCATTGTTGTTGCCGGTGAGAATCGTAGCCGCCATGTCGAAACCTCTTTTCTGCGGCGGGGGCTATGGGGTGGCCCCGCTTGCCCCCCCTTTTTGGGGGTGTTTTT